AGAAGCAATGGGTTTAACACAAGAGCAAAACAAGGCAGTTGGAAAGGCAATTATGGAAATGGAAGTTTTAAAACATTCATTTGCTAATCTAACAGGTGAAGTTAAATTAACTGAAAAACAATTAAAAGAAGCGGCTATTGCTGAATTAGAGAATGTTAAAGCTTCAGAACAGTTTGCTAACGTAGGAAAGCAATTACAAGCTGTAATTATTGATCCATTGGCAACTGTAATCGGGCCTCTAATACAGTTTATAGGTGTATTGGCAAGCGGAATAATGTCTTTTGTAGGCTGGCTTATGGAGGTTTTGCCAATTGGATCAGCTTTAAAAGGAATAGGTGAGGTGTTTTCATGGCTATCCGAAAGGCTTGTTAATATAGGAATGTTTCTTTCAGGAATATGGGCTGAAGTTGAACCTGTAGTTAGACCGTTTTTAAACTTTTTCAAATGGCTTGGAGAAGCAGCAGGAAATCTTATGGGAATTTTCATAGCTATAAAAATTGGCCTTCTGATAGCAGCATCTCCGATATTGTTAGTAATTGCAAAACTAGCCTTGGCAATAGCAATTGTAGTAGGAGTATTTTATTTGTTAAGAAAAGGATTTGAGATTTTATATAATAAATTTGATTGGTTTAGAAATATAGTGGATACTGTAGTTAGAGTCTTTAATAAGTTAAAGGAATCATTCAGTAATTTCAAATGGCCTTGGGAGAGTGATGATGAAGTAGCAGAGACCGCAAAAGCAGGCAATGGTGCTAAATCTTGGGAAGAAGTTTATCAAAAACAAGGACAAGGAGGAATATCATCTCAAGTGAAAAGTCAAATAGAAGTAATTTCAACTGCATCTAAAGGACAAGCTGATTTTATAAAAACGTTTACAATTCAACAAGCACAAGCAAAAGAAAGTAAACAACCATTAAATATTACAGTTCAACAAAAGGTTGAAGGTACATTTGATAGTGAAGCACAAACAAAAAGAACAATTAATTTATAACTAAATGAGTATTATAACTATTTAGTTATAAATGAACACAACAAAAATGAACACAACAAAAATGAACACAACAAAACAATTAGTTGAACAATTAGAAAAACTAACTAATAAGAGAGTTTTTTTAAAAGAAAATACGTTAAAATACTTAGGATCAACTGGAAACAATCTAACTGAAGTTAGATTTTTCCTAAACACAGAAACAAACCAATACTACAGAGATCCGCACCCCTTAATTGATGACGGCCCTTCAAAACATATACAGAAAATTGATATAGTTAATGTTCCAACTCGTTTTAGACAAAACAATAAAAACGATTTAAAATTTTTAAAAGATTGGAATAATGGTGGATTAAGCAGAGTTATACAATCATATTCTATTAATGATTTTGAAAATGCAAGAAAATACTTTGAGGGGGATATAGAAGCACTAAAGATGTTGGAAGTAATTATCGAGAACTTTGATGATGTAAAAGCAAAAGTCAAGTTACTTTATGATGCATGGTCTTTACTGTTTGATAAAGCCTTTCGCAATTAAATATAAATGAGTATTATACCAGATGTTTTAGGAGGCTTATATGCCACTGCAGATCAAGATATGATTAATAGAATTAACCAAATACGTAATGGTATTAATGGCGGAGGTATCTCTAAAAACCTAAATGAAGAGACTATGCAGTATTATTTAGATCAAAGAAAGCTAGGTTTAGGCTTTATTGCTTTATCTTCTATAACTAATGCAATTTTAGAACAACAAAATAAAAACTATTGGAAAAAGACAACAAATTATTCTGCCAGTATTCAAGAAAACTCCGGAGTTGTTGCAGGAACACGCGTAGAACCAACGACTAACCCGGATATGACAGAAACTCCTTCTTTACCAGAAGTAAATAGAACACAACCTACTTCTGCAGACAATTTTGGAGAAAGAGAAGCTCTACAAGAAAAGACAAGTAAGTATTTTGAAGATAATAATTCTTCAATTTACAAACCAGGGTTAGAAAATACAAGTGGACAGTTTGGTGAATTAGGTGAACCAGTATTAAAGAATGAAGTTATTGGTATGAATCTTTTAAATTTTGTTCAAACAGACTCTCCACAAGGTAATAATAAACCACCATTAAAAGTAACAAGAGGATGGTTAAATCCAGATGCAACTATAAACCTGGCTTCATTTGGGACACCAGAAGAAGAATACTCAGTTAAGAGAGCGGCAGCGGTTGAAAGACAAGCAAAGATACTTCCTGGATCTTTTAAATTTTTTATCGAAAAGTTACACGGAAGAGATTATGCTCAAAATAAAGTTTATAAAAAGAATCCTATTTCAATTGGAAAAACTGCCGCTGACTTACCAAATAGAATGGTTTTCCCAGCATATATAACGACATATAATGATAGTTATAGTGCCTCATTTTCAGATTATAATTTTATTGGTAGAGGAGAAAGTGTTTATTCTTATCAAAAGACATCAAGAAAATTAACGTTAGAGTTTATGTTATTATCTGATTTTTCAGCTGATATAATTGTTAATAGTGTAACACAAGTTAAAAACTTAGTTAGTTCAGAAGGTGGATCTTTAAATGGTGTTAGTTCTTCATTAGTTAATACAAGTAATATGTCTGCTTATGAATTAAATCAAATAATTAATAAACAAGTCAACTTAGAACAATTATATAAGCAATATAGAGCTTCATTTCCAGATTGGGGATATGGGACAACACCAGTACCAGTTTATAATGCAGATGGAAGAACAGGTTTTGTTCCTTCTTTCTTCTCTGGAACACCAGAGATGTTATGGCATAGAAAAACTTTCTTAGCACAATGTTTATATCCTTGGTATAGAAAAGATGGTAAGATGAAAGAACAACCTTTAGTTAGAATAAGAGTAGGAGATTTTTTAGATGTTATAGGAATTGTTGAAAATCTAAACTTTAACTCTGATGGGTTTGAAATGGATTTGAATAATCCAACAGGTGCTATTGGAGAAATACCTTTAGCGTTAAAGGTAACTATGTCTATTGCTATTATTCATGAAGAAGAAGCATCATCAGAATCTTATAAATTTTATCACAGACATGATGAAGATGATATTTCGGGGTTAGAAAAATATGCTGCTAGTTCAACGAATGAGTTTTTTGATGGTGTATTAAACAACTATGCTGCGGGTTCTCCAATAAGTCAAGTTGGACAACTTGGAGGAAATAGTGGATTAGGGATGTCTAATGCCCAAATTATTGCTTTAGAAACTGCAACCAAATTACAAAAAGACATTAAAGGGTTGAAACTAAGTAAATCATCTTTAAATGATGTAATGAAAGGACAAAAGTTACAATCATTATTAAACAACTCAGTTAAGTTATTAGCTGTTAAATCTTTTATGGAAGCAGGGGTAATACAATCTTTAAAGAAAGGAACTCCAGAGAGTATGTTAGCAAACACAGCTACTTCAGTTGTTCAAAATGGTACTGGTGCGATAAATGTTGCTTTAGATGGAGCTTTTATAGAAAAGAAAGTTCCAAAGACAACAAAACCAACAGAGAAGAAGGTTATTTTTCCACAATTTAAAGATAAACCAAATAGTAGTTTTTAAACTAAGGATTTATATAGTTGACGAAAATTATTTACTTCATCATTTAAAGAACAATCTGTTACGATTTTAGTAGCAATGATTTTTGAATCAATAAGTAATTTTAACTCAAAAATATTTGTTTTCTCTATTAGTTTTTTAATTTTTATTTCCATTGAAATATAATATTAGTTTACAATTTTAAATATCTAAAAGTAAATGCAAACAACTAACGAAAACGGAAATAAAAATGGAAAAGAAAACCTATTTGAGTTAAAACAGAAGATTTGTTTATATTTATTAATAAACCTATATGTTTTTTTATGTAGAGATTCTATAATAGGAATTGTTATTGCAACATTTGCTGCAGAAGAATATTTATTTGGTATTTTTACTATTGTGATAGTATTAGTAATATTTTTTCGATTGATTTATTTAGTTAAACTTTTAATTTATTAAGGCAAATGAATAACATGATAATGACAGAGTTTGTAATCCGTAAAGGAGCGCATTACTCAAAACATTTCCCAAAACTAAACTGTAATGCACAAGATGACTTTCAATTTATTGTAAAGTTTGATGAGAGTTGTAAGTATGATTTAAAAGATGAAGACCAATTAGATATAAATAAACTATTTGGAACATCATTTGGTTTTAATCATCATAAAAATAGTTTTAGAATTGGTTGGGCTTATAACATTAAAACTAATAAGATAGAATTGTATAACTATTGGTATGAGAATAGTATTAGGTTTAGCTCCCTAATTACTTCTGTTCCTATAAATCTTAAAACAATTGTAAGTGTAAAGTTTCATCCAAAAGATATAAATAATTATACTCTAGGTGATCTTGGTGGATATATAGAAACAAGTGTTTCTGCTATTGGAATCAATCCAATTAAAACAACAGTTCCTTATGATTTAGAAAATGTACCACAGTATGGATTAGTTTTATTCCCATATTTCGGAGGTAACAAAACCGCACCGCATAACATAAAAATTTTCTTACAAGTTAAATGATAATAACATTACTCATCTCTAATAGACAATCTGGAAAAAGTAAAATAGCTTATTATGAGTTTTTAAAAGATCCAGAGCATACTATGTTCATATCATTAGGATATAAAGAGTTACCTAAACACAAAAACATTTTGCCTTGTCAACATTTTGAAATAATTGCTAAAACTGTAAGAGCGCAAAAAATAAATAAAATTATCATTGATAACTATTTTGACTTAACCAGTTCAGAGATGGAAGAGTGTTATCATTTAATTAATAGTTGTAGTTTACAAGAAGTTAGTTTGTTTACCACAGCTAAAACATTTAACGGAGAAGTAATTGAGCTTATCAAAGATTCTAAGTTAAATAAAACCAACTTAGATATTACTTTATATGGACGAGAAGAAGTAAGAGAATTGATACATAACTTTGTAACAGATCCAAGAACAAAGATTATAAACGAAAACTTTTTCTTAAATAAAGATTTAAAAAGAGAGCATCCTATGATGGATGTAACTACCCCCGAATTCACAGGTATATATACATACTAAAAGCTAACCCTGTTTCCAAGATTAGCTTTTTAATACTCTTACACTATTAATTTATTTGATTGCTTTGCAGGCAATTGACTTACCACTTGTCTAAGTTTCCGATTTTTGGAGGAAATTATTGGATTCGAACCAATGAAAATTGTTTTAGGTATTCTAAGTGTAATAAGGCTGTCGACTAAAACAGTACCCGGCGGCGAAAGCAAGAATCGAACTTGCAATATTTTTTGTTTTTTAAGAGTTAAAAATGATTAACTCTAGAACCATTTCTTTCGCCATATTTTATTTAAAGAACTAACTAGTATAAACTAAGCGATTCGAACGCCTGACCTTCTTGCTAGTTTTCAGTTTAACCTTATCCATACAAGTGCTCTGTCAACTGAGCTAAGTTTATGTTTTTCTACAATGACATCCTTACTCAATTCTACGTTTAGAGTAATCTGTTTATTTAGTTCTACCATCCTCTTGTAGAACGAAGATAGCATTTGCAAACTTATTATTGGCGGGAAAAGTAAGAGTCGAACTTACAATGTTTTTTTATTGTTTTTAAGAGTTAAACAACTCTAGAACCGTTTTTTCCCGTATGCTTGTAATATTTTCTTTCACTATTATTAATTGAATATTGGATTTGAACCAATGACTTTCTGTTTATGAGACGGATGCCCTACCAGCTGGGCGAATTCATTTTTATTTTATTCTAAGTGAAAAATTGTGCCGTGTGCAGGAATCGAACCTACGTTTTTACATTATGACAATTGTTTGATTTTATGTTTTAAGATTTTCTAAGAGAATTAACTCTAAAAGTATCCAGCATTTCAAACACGGCGTAATTGGTGGACCGAGAGGCGATGAAGCCACTTCCAGAATTTCATTGTATAAACCCTTCTACATATTTAGTTTTATTTTTATTCTTGGTTTAACTTCCAATAGTTTATTTTTACTAAACGCCCACCTTATTATTTAAATCCACTTTATTTTATTTAAAGCTAATTTCTATTAATAAAGAAATAGTTTTGCTTATTTACTCGATGCTTATATCTGAATTTATTATATCATATTATAGAATATAAGCAATTATACGGATGTAACTATTAAAGCTACTGAGTACTATTCTTCCTCTCCGTTCGTGAACCTTTATACCTAAGCTAAAGCTAAAGTATTCACTTGAGAAAATTTACCACTGAAGGCTCCTGATCTCGTAAAAGACACTTTATTGTTGTCGTTTATTGTTTGTGACTATCAAGTGATATCACCACACTATATGCAAAGTTTACCTACTAAACCTGTCGAAACATTTCGGCCCATATATCAAAGAACTTTTTACTCTATCTTAATTATACCTAAATATAGGTATTTTTTTTAAATCTGGTCGTTTTAGGGGAATATTTTATAATAAAATTAAATCTTCAGCATGAAATCCTCCATTACAAGTTGCCTTGTCATTTGTATCAATACTTATTTTATACATTGTAGTCTCATCAGAGAGTTGATATATTCCCATAACAGTTCCGTTTTTATTATAACTTTTAATGTGAACTCTTTCCCCATAATTAAAAGGAAGAGAGCCAAACATACTTCTCATTAACTGTTTTTTTGTTACCATGCAACTATATCGTTGTAATTTATTTCTGCATAATAGACGTTTGTTTCTTCTGCTTTATAATAGGGTTTGTCTTTAGGACCAACCAGGTAACGCACCAAGTATCCGGTTTCTCTTTCTGCATGTACTTGACAAAATGTTTTTGTTTGTCCAGGAATTTTACAAAAAATCTTCTCTCCTACTGGTAAGTAAAATAAACTGAAAAGATGAGCGATATGTTCTTTATAATTGGTCATGATCTCTTAAACTTTCTAAAAAGTCTTTATCATCTTGTTTTAAAGAGTTCATACCTTCTTTAGAAATTTTATCAAGTAATTCATCTTGTCGTTTAATAATGTCTTCTTTTGATGCAATAATCTTTTTCGGGATTTGAATATAAAACCTTTTAAGAAGATTATTTAACTCATCTGAAAAATTATAAACATCAGATAATACTAAAGAGTAAAAAGTTTCACTAGATAGGCTAGTTGTAGCATCAAAAAGGAAGTATGCAATTTTTCTTTTTACTTTTTTATTTATATGTGTTTTAACATCTGCAATAGATAGTGAACTAGTAAAAATAAAGGTTGCACCTACCCAATGCCCTTCAATTAAAATCGAACCTAAAACCTCCATTATCTCAACTGTATGTTCTAAAGGAGCATTCAGTACTGACATAATATATAACTTTGGCGAATTCTCAATCATTTTCATATATTTCTTTTAAATAGTTTTTTTTATAAAATTATAACAAAAAATCAAATTAAAGAACAACTATTTAAAAAAAAGTAGACACCAATGTCATATTCAAGATACGCAAGAAGAATACATATAGCCCCTGTTAGAAAGATAACAAAAGCTACAACAGATATTGAACACACTCTAACTTACACTGATACCATTGATGGACTAGCATATAAATACTACAATGACGCTACATTAGGGTGGGTAATTATGAATGCAAACAAACAATATGGTATGGAATTTGAAATTCCTATAGGGGCAACTATTAGAGTACCTCTACCTTTAGATAGAGTGTTTAAACTTTGGGGAATTGAAGGAGAATTATAATGGCAGTTAATAAAGCAGAGGCAGTTAATAAAAGAGATGAGGAAAATTTTGCAGGAACATTTGCAGAAATTGAAGCGTCTATTAACAATATTGAACAAGCAGATGTAAATGTAAATTGGGGATCTGAATCTTCAATTACAGAGAACTCAAACTGGATTTCTTTAAAGCAATACTTGCTTTATCTATGTTCTCGTTTTACACCACAATCTCTCGTACCTTTTGTTGAGTTGATTCCAAATATTTCTGTAGATGCAAATCCAATGCCAAAAAAAGATGAGGCTATGAAACAAGCATTAAAAGATAGTAGCTCTACTTGGGTAGATATAAATAAGTCACACTTTAAAGATATAGAAAACGAACAAAAAAAGGATAAGTATGGCACACTACCTCCAGGTTATAATACAGACAGGTTTAAAAATGGTGGTAATGCTTTAAACTCTGCTAGTGATAAAGGGAAAGATTTATATTCTTTAGATCCATTTGGAGAAAATACACAAGAAATAGTTGATGAAAGAGGAGTTGGTGTTAGAGTTTATGGACAGTTGGTTTTGTCTCCTTCTTCAAAACCTAATACACCTTCAAAACCTGGTGCAATAGGTTTTACTAAATTAGAAATTAACACTGGTAACCAAGCTAGTAATGGCTTAGCTATGATATCAATGGAATTGTTAGATGTGCAAGGGAACAAATTTACAGATGTAAATTCTCCTTGGGCTTTTATATTTGATGCTAGACCTGGTTCTCAAGAAGGAGATTTTTGGTTTAGATATGGTTGGCAAATTAGAGTTCCGGTTTTAGGCGACAAAGAAGATATGTTTTCTAATTTATTTTGGAATCATCCAGGTTGGAATTTATTTGGTGGTGCTAAAGACACAATAGCAAAAAGAATCATCCCAGGTAAACAGACAATTACTTTAACACAATCTTTGAACTTTGGTTCAACAGATGAAAGTAATGTAGTAGAGGCTAATATAGGAACTATTTTTGATGAGGGGGTTGATTATGATCCTGCAACGCAAAAAGCAATAATAAATAAAACGAGATTAATTACAGAAGCTAATTATGTAAAGTTATCAATTCTTAATCCTAAAATTAACGTAAACAAAGATGGTTCTTTAACAGGGAGTTTATCTTTTGCAACAACTGGTTCAGTGGTTGATATTTTACCTTTAGATTATGCTTTTACGGTTAGAAAATTAATTAAAGATGAAACCAGTGTTAATTTGAAGGATTTATTACTTGCGGTTATGGAAGATAATGCTTTAGGTAATTTATTGACAGTTGGCAATGTGGCTGAAAAACAAAGACGTAGAGAAGAGACTGAAAGTAAATACGAAAGCTTAAGAAAGGCAGGTGACATAAGTAATTTAGTTTATTTAATTGGTGCATCAGTAAATTTGGAAACGGGTGTGTCTAGTAATGATAACATTTCACCAGAATCTATTGACTTAAAAATTTCACCAGATAGGTTAATTGAATTAACTCAACCTAATAAAGATAATCCAACCGTTGTAATTGGATGGCTTAGAAAAGTACTAGAAGAGAATGAATGTTCATTATTATCAGCCGCTACTGGTTCTGGAACTGGTATAAACTCTACTTGGGTTATAGCAACAACTAAAATTTTAGATGCTAATAAAGTAAAAATATTACCTAGAGAGACTTCAGCATACTCTACAACTTACGGCATGCTTACCTTAGAGAGAGATGTTTTTTCTTTTAGGTTTCAAGGAAGTTTAGTTGAAGAGTTAGATATAGATAAAACAGACGCTCCAAATATGTTGAAGATTCAAGTAGATACTAGTGTAAATGGACTAGCTACTTTTGATGTAACTTCGACTGAAGAGAAGAAAGTATTAGTTACTCCAGGAACTAGAAAGGCTCAGATTATTAATTTATTTTCACAAATGCAGAACTGTACAGTTACTGCACTATGTCACCCTTGGATTGGTCCAGGTAAACAGTTTTATGTTAAAGGGAATGGGTTTTACGATGGGAGATATTTAGTTCTTGAATGTACACATACATTAGGTTTAGATAATAAATTTATATCTAAAATAAAAGGAGCTAGGTTTTTAGTACCTTCTATTGCAAATAGTATAAAAGAAAATACAGCAAATGCTCAAGAAGATGGTGCTGTAAATATTGCTGAGGATTGGAAGAAACAAATTAATCCTTTTGTTAAAAAAGAACCTTCGTTAATAACTAAAAAAACTCCTTATCAACCTGCTAGTAATCCAGAAAATTATTTAGTCACTGTTGATGATTTAATGCAAATTGGTTTAAATCCTAATAGAGAAAGATTAAGCCAAATTATTGAACCATTAAATGAAGGGTTTAATAAGTATGAAATTAACTCTTATTTAAGAATTTGTCACTTTTTAGGACAGGTAATGGAAGAGACTGGGGACTTTTCTAAATACTCTGAGAATTTAAACTACTCTGCTGAAGGGTTATTAAAAACATTTAAAACTCACTTTAACGAAACAGAGGCACAACAATATGCTAGAAAACCAATTAAAATTGCATCTAAAGCATATGCTAATAGATATTTAAATGGAAATGAAGCATCACAAGATGGTTGGAGATATAGAGGTAGAGGAGCAATTCAATTAACTTTTAAAAGTAATTACATAAAAGCTTCTGAAACATTAGGCTACGATTTTCTTTTACTTCCAGACGACATTGGTTTACCTTATTGGGGAACAATTGTCGCAGCAAACTATTGGTCAATTACTAAAGAAAACACTTCAGGTCTTTCTAGTTCACAAAGAAAATATTTAAATCAACTAGCTGATATTGACGATTTTAACAAGATATGTTTTACAGTTCAAGGTGCAAGGTCTGTAGAGAGAGTTAATAATTATGCAAAGCGTTTATTGTATTATAATAAAGCAAAAGAAGTTTTAATTAGGCTTAATGGTTTAAGTTAATTGTATCTACTATAATAAGCATCTAAAAACTTTATTGGCTCTAATATTAAAATGTTCATTGTTAAATCACTTCCATTAACAATGTTTCCTGTAATATCTTTATCACCTAATGCTAACCCTTGTTCTTGTTGTCGTTTATACAAACCATCATCAACATGATAGAAATAAAAACTTAAATTGTTAAGTGGTAAATGTTCTTTTGTTTTAAGTTTTAACTGTTTGTAAATTTTAGACATATCATCAACCAAGTAATGTTCTTTAAAAGAAATAACCTCTTCAACGGACAATCTTTCAAAACCAGCTATTTCTGTTATCTCTGACATTAATAGCCAAGGATGTGATAAATGAAAAGCTTCAAATATTTTATGTTGCTCTAAAATTTTATGTTTATTCTTTTGTGAGTAAAGAATAACATCATCTAAAGTTACAGTTTTTACTTCCATTTGTTTTACGGATTTAAATTCATAATCCTTCCTTTGATTGTGTAACCGTATTTATCTTTTAAAATATTAGAAGCAAATATTTTATCCACTTCAGGAGGTCTACTTATAGCGTCTCTACCAAACATTTTTGCTTTAATACTGGTTTGTTCATCACAAATCTCTACATTTAAATATTGGTTTCCTGTTTTAGTTTTCATTACAGACACTTTCTGTACCAACCAACCATAAATAGCATCTTCACTATTATCAATTTGAGATAGACTAAGTAAATTACCATCACTTGCTTCTCTAATTTCTTTTAACTCACTTAAGAAAGAAGAAGTAGATAGAGTAAATCCTAAAATTTTCTTTTCTCTTTCTATTCTTTGTTTATCAGTTAAAGGAGTGAACTCAATATAAGGAACTAATTTTTGAATTAACTCTTTATGTGGGTTTTCACAATGCTTAACCTCTTCTACAATAGAGAATAAAATATTTTCTGGAAACTGTAATAAAGAATTAGGCATTGTTTTTAAAGTTAATGCATTATGTTTTCTTGTAAACCAAGTGTTTATTTTTTTATCTTTAAATAACTCGTTTACTTTTAAAACTTGTGCACCACTTAATCCTAAATCTTTAAATGCTTCAATATCTGATAACATAGTTAATGCAGCAGTATTTAGACCTAAATCTAGTACATCAAATATAGTAGACTTTTCGTTTAACACATTCCCTTCAAATTTCTTCATTACAGCTTCACCTAACCCTTTAAACGCCTTTAAACCTATTCTAATAGCTTTACCTTCATTTTCTACTGTCCAATTAAATTTTGAGTTAATTATCGATGGTGGCAAAACAGTAACCCCTTCAGACATTGCTGTCGTTACAATGTTAGAATACTCTTCATGTTTTTCTACATTTGCCGTATTAGCATAAAAATAAGCAGGATAATAACATTTCAAATAAAGACATTGCATTGCGATGTAAGCATAACATACACTATGACTACGATTAAAAGAATAGCCACCAAACTTTCTGCAATACTCAACGAAATAAGTGACATCATCTTTTGAGTAGCCTTTCTCTAACATTTTTTCTTCTAAAGTATCAAAATACTTTTTTACCGTGTGATATTTTGGATGGTCCTCTCTCCAAGCAATAGCTCTCCTAAAATTATCTGCTTCACCAAAATTAAAACCACCAGCTTTTGAAACCATAAACATAAAATCCTCCTGATGAATCATACAATTATATTGATGTTTAGTAATCTCTCTCATAAAGTCAAGCCTTGGATAAATCTCTGTATCCTCTTCACACCTATATTCCTCACCGTTTTCAAAATGTTTTTTCCATTTAGCATAAATCGGTCCAAAAGTTTCTAAGGGTCCAGGTCTATTTAAAGAGCTTACTGCTACAACGTCGTCAAACTTCGCCGGTTGTATTTTATCTACTAAGGGTAAAGCTCCACCTGAAAGTTGAAACACTCCATATAACCTACCATCTCTAACTAATTGATACAAGTCGGGATTCTCTAAATTGATATAGGTTATATCATCCTTAATATCTTTTTGTAGTTGTTGTTTAATTTGAATTACCGAATCATTTATTACATTAAGCGTTTTTACACCCAAAACATCTAGTTTTAATAAGCCTAAATCACTTAAATCTTTTGAAGATCCGTCAGACTCTCTAAAAGCAGTAACTACTTCCTTACCACCTCTTGTAACAGGAATATAATCATAAACAGGTCCAGGAGTAATTAAAATACCTCCTGCGTGTGTTCCGTGATTTTTTAATCTACCCAACATCTTATCTGCCCAATGGATTACTTCTTCGTTTGTTGTTATCCAATTTCTAACAGTTGAGGTAATTCCATCTTTCTTAACTAAATCGTCAAAGTAATTTCTTAGATTCTTTTGTTTTTCTAAGTCTGGGAGTTTTGATATTTCTTTCATTAAAACAGATTCAAAAGAAGTATCTAGTCCTAACCCTCTACTAACATCTTGTAACGCAGATTTAGCGTGGTATAGAGCACTATTACTAACCCCGATAACAGATTCTTCTCCATATGTTCTTTTTAAATATTCTCTAATTAAACCCCTAGAACCTTCACCGAAATCTGAGTCAATATCTGCTAATGCTTGTCGCTCTTTATTCAAAAACCTCTCAAATAATAAGTTGTGTTTAATTGGATCTACAGTTGTTATAGAGAGGGCATATCCAAGTAGTGCTCCAGCAGCTGAACCTCTCCCAGGACCTCTTGGAATATTCTCAGACTCAACCCATCTAATCAAATCATAAACAATTAAAAAATAATCAATTACCCCTTTGTTTGCTATTACTTCAATTTCATAGTCAAGTCGTTTTATATAATCATCAATTTTTAATTTCAACCCTACCTCTCCTCTATCTATTCTTCTTTTTAACTTTTCAAATAAACCATCATAAGCTAAAGTAGTAATTAATTCTCTTGAGTCTTTAAATTCTTTTGGAACAACTATTTTCGGGAAGTGTGTCTTATCTGTTTCAAACTCAAAACTAACTTGTTCTACTAGTTTTAACGAGTTATCTAAACATTCAGTTATGAACTTATCATCATAACCATAATCCCATATCTTATTAAAGTTATAGTAGTCTCCTGTTTGGTGATAAAATAAGTTTCTTGCATGAATAAAAGATTCTTTCTTCTCTTCGTCAGCAGGTCCATCTTTTCTTCTTTGACAAGCAATAAAAATGTCTTGTAGTTTAGCATCTTCTGGATCTGCATAGTGAACGTCTCCACCTATTAAAACAGGTATATCATATTTACTACACATTTTAATAATGAAAGCATTCATCTCTTTTTGATCCATACCAAACTTACTCTTGTCATAAATTTCGTTGAATTGTATTTCACCGTAAAATCTATCCCCAAAAGTATTTACAAATCTTTTAAACCATTCTTCTGCTTCCCTTTCCTTCCCTATGTTACATAACTGATTAAACATAGATGCAGCGCATCCAGATGTAACAATTAATCCTTGTTGTTGTTCAAACAACATTTCATAATTAATTCTCGGTTTGTAATAATAACCTTCTGTAAAAGAAAGGTAAGTTAGTTTATTAAAGTTTTTATATCCTTGTTGGTTTTGTATATAAACAGTTTGATGTTTATCTTTAAACTCTACTTCTCGCTTTTTATTTGGAAGTTTTAAATCTAAATCTAAAGCTAAATAAAATTCTAGTCCTAATATAGGTTTAATGCCTTCTTTTTTAGCTGCTCGATAGAAATCCATTAATGATGAGGGATTTCCATGATCTGTAATACAGATAGCTGGATTTCCCCTCTCTTTAGCTAATGCAGTGTACTCTTTTGGTAAAGAAACACCATCAAGTAAACTTGAACTGGTATGTGCGTGCGTGATTAGTGCGGGTCTCTGATGAATACAAGTAGGGTGATTACAATAGGGACAATTTTTATTATTTTTATTACTCATTTTTATTAAAATATAAATAAAAATGGATATTAATTAAGGAACTGGATAACCCTTTTTAAATCTTTTTGTGATAAATTGTAACCATTTTCTAACAACTCAAACTCTACTATATCTCTAATAAGTTGTTTCATTTCTTTTTCAGAAAGTTTTTGCTTATCTTTATTATCTTTAATAATTGTCAAAGATAGAGGATGAAATAAAAGGGATAAACAAGGTAAGTCGTTTCCAATAACGTATTGTAATGTGATTTTGGTATACACAGTATTAGGAATGTTACTTATTTGTAAGTTGTTTAGTCTCGCAACATAACTTAAAATAAATAACTGTTCAGTATGTGATATTAATAGTATCTCGTCTTGCTTCATTACACCTTTAAATATGTAAGCAAAACAAGTTATTAGATTAGTAAACTACTAATTATAGTAATGTAGTTATAATCAGAGAGATAATTTTTTAAAGTCTTCTAGCAATTTGTTCTCCCAATCATAATGAGGTTTGTAGGGAAGGAGTACTCCACCAAATCTTTCAGTTATTTCTGGGATAATATTCTCTTTTAAATCAGATAGATAAGCATCTGCTTCTACCTTTGATAACTTATCTAATGAACAAAACATTTCAAATAAATGCACAGTATTAGATAAATGTTGCTGTTCCATTTTTGAACAAAGAATGTAACTTTTCTTTTTATTAAAAAACCATATCCTAGCCTCAATAGTATATTCACTAGATGGAGGAAGAATTGGAATTAACTCAGATTGTTTTATTAGAAATGTCTTCGGTTTACTATGAATGTATTCAATTGTATTTGAATCAAAGTAACTTATTAAATCTGTCTCTGAACCACACGCTAATAGTGTTAAAGTAAAGTCGGTATCTATTTCTGAAATACAACTCACATTTAATTTATCTTCTAAAAAAGATATCCCTTTATCTGTTAAAATTTTCATAATAATATTTTATAATTGTTCAAAGGCTCTTTCTAAACCTGGCAATCTATCTTTTACTGGAGTGTTGTTACCTGCACCAGTGTTTTTAACAGGTTTAGGGTTACTATTGTTTTTAGACCCTAAAGTTTCCCAATTCTCTTGATCTTTTTGATTGTTTTGTTTTGGAGTTTGCTTTGGAGTTTGTCTTACTTGTTCTGCTGGTGAATCATTTACTATTGATCTATAACAAGCTAATACTCTTTCATCATGAGTTTGTTTTGCTTCCTCATAAGTTTTACTAAACCATTTTTGTTCTTGAATTGTTTTAATTAAAACACCCTCATCTAAATTAATAATAATTTCATCTGTGTCTAAACTTTTAAAACAATAAGATTCTATTTTCTTTCTTTTTAAAACAATTTCGGAAAATGTATGTCTCTTAAAAGGATTATGTAAGGTAGCTAGATTGTTGTTAATAACAGGTTGATTTTGGGTATATACTGTTTCTTCTTCCCCATTTACTAAGTAAGTAATGATATAATAACAACTCTCATGTAAAACAATTGGAGAAACACTTTCTACTTGTGTAGTTTGATTATTAGTTTCTTCTACAACATCTTCCTCAATAAACTCTTGTGTAGGAGGAATACTTTTAGCTTCAGTATTTTGAAACACTGACTTTTTTGTTGTTAAAGAAATTAACTCTTCTGGTTTTTCTTTTTTTTCTTGACTCATTGGGAAAATTTTGTTAATTATGTATTTAAACATTTTATAAATTTGTGAAATTATAAATAATAAAACCAGTTAAAGGGTTAGGTTTTATTAAATTAACAAATAAAAACTTTAAACTAACTCTTCGCCTGAAGGTTGTTCAGCTTCTGGTTGCCCCGGTTCTCCTGACTCTTGACCCTCTTCTTCTCCTTGATTTTCTGTATCTTCTTGTGGAGGCATAGGTTCGTTTAGTGGCGTTTCTTGTGGAGTCTCTGGAATATACAACTCCGGCATTAGAAGCTCAGTCACATATTGATTATAACTCTTTGGTCTTGTTGTATTTTGCAACCCAATTTCAGTAAAGAAGGGGACTGTTTTTTCTTGAAATACATCGTTAACAAACTTAATATAGCAAGGAGTTAATAAAACTTGTTGTCTTAATCTCTCAACAAAATCTTCTCCAAATAAATCAATTAGTTTTTGTTTACTTTTAGTTGTAGTTAAAGTTCTTAAAATAAACTCTAACGTTCCTTGATTGATCTCATTATCATCCATAAACGCTCTAACATCTAATAAGCTTTGTATATCACTGATAGGTATAACAAACTCCTCCCCTCTAGATATTTTATTTATCCTTACAAATAATTGATTCTTTTTTTCATAAAGAAACTCTAAATATTTATTAGCTGTATCAAGTTTAGGACTTAACTTTTCTTTTTTCTTTTTATTTAAAAAGTTTGCATTCCATCTGATTAATTGTGAAGTGTATTCAAAAGGTAAACTCTTTAATACTTTTAAAAACTCCTCTCCAGAAGAAACTCGTAACTTTGAAATATATTCTTTTGTTTGATAGCGTAAATCGTCTTCTAACGATTCTGAAAACCCTAAAGAAATTTTAGTAAATATTTTTAAGCAATATAACTTACAAAGAATTTCCTTAGAAAAGTTTGTAAAATCTTCTTGCTCTGACAATTTGTTAAGTGTATCTTTTATAAACTCCCAATTTTCTTGAGATAAAGAATTGTTCTCGTCATATAAAACGTCATTGATTGAGTTTAATGCATCAATTAAAACAAAACTTTCATTTAACTTTAAGACACCAAAGCTTCTTAAATGTTGTTCATATTTAATTACCTCTTCCTTTAAAACTTCTTCCCCTTTCATTAATTCTTTAATTTGTTGTGAAAAGCCTTCTCAGCTATTGAAACACCATCGTAATATGATTTTAAATACATCTCTGGAATTCTTTCTTCAGCTTTAATCATATTGTTCATAGCATCAATTAACTTTACTCTTGAAGCCATACTTGGGTTTTTTATATTTACTATAAAAGCATTAATGTAAAGTAAACCATTTTTAACTCCTAATTTTTTTGCATCTGTTGGAGTTAAAGATGTAATACCTCTTCCTGGTCTGATTATTTTTGTCTTTGGGGTTTGTGGAATATTTCTAAAATCATCTAACCCATCATCGTTCCCAAATTCATTATCATAAGGCATATTAGCTACAGGTGTTCTAGATTTTACTCTTGCTGGATCTGGTAAAGACCCTCTTAAACTTAATTTAGATTGTAGTTTACTATTTAAATCACCACCAAAGTTATTACCATACGAATCTAGTTTTGAAGATAATTCTTCTCTTGGACTTTGATTAAAGTTTGAGTTACTGTCTCCTAAAATACCTAACTCTGAAGGGTCATACTTATAACCATCAGGTACTTCAACATTCCCAAAATCAAAATTATATTCTTGTCTTGCTTGAATAGTATCTCTTTCAGATGCTCTAGTCATACCCATTGTAGAAAATCTTCTATCATTAGCACCTGCTATAACTCCTACGTCTTCTGTAGGTCTCTTTCCTTGTTTATAAGCTTGAACATCATATGGATTCATAGGAGAGTATCCTCTTTGAATTAAATACATTCTTTGTGCAGGTGTAAGTGCTGCTGCTAATTCTCCTCCTTGTAACATTTAATTTATTTTATTAGTAAATATGTTAAATAATTAAGTTAAATTAATTTTTAAACCCATTGATTTCATAGCTAAGAGTGCTTCCGCATTCCCCATAGCATCATCTACCGGATTGTGAGTATGTTTAGTTTTACGTAACTTCTTTTTCCACTCATGATTTAAACCTGTATCCATTTTCATACCACAATATAAATCTCCTATTCTTCTTGCAGAATGTCCAAAAGGATTTCCTAAAGATGTAAAGGCATAAAAATAATAATTTATCCATTGATAATCAAAAGCCGGATTGTCACTTATAAAAATAGGCCTACCATTTGAATTGTCTTTTACCCAATTAAAAAAGTTTGTCATAACAACTGATGCCTCTTCATAAGTTAAATGTTCTTCTCTAGAAATGTTACTTACAGCTAATGCTTCTGGAATAAAGTTTGTTGATATAGGTTTCACTTTACCATAAAATGTTTTAGATAAAGTAGGTTCTACTATCACGGCTCCAAAAGACACCATTGAATACAATGATGGAATAGGTCCATCTGCTTCAACATCAATTACTATATAACTCATACTTATTGTTTTTTATTAAATTTGTTGTTTAAAATATTTTTCATTCCTTCTGTAACAGTAACTGCATCACCTTCAATTGTAATATTATTCCAATTACTTTCAAAAGTGTTTTGATTAAACTCTTCTCTACCTAAAGCTTTCTCAAATGTTCCTGTTCCGCCTTCTTCTAAAGAAATTTCAATATTTGAATTAGAATTGGTTTCTTTAATAAAGATGTCAAATATTAATAAATACTTTTTATAAATGAAGCCCCTATTACCACCTCTTAATCTTTCCGGGTTTTCTGAACTGTCTTTCTCAACATCTTCGTGAGAACCTTCAAATTTATAGACTTCATTTTCTTCAACACCTTTACCTAGGTAGTTTTCTACAAAACTCTCCACAACTCTTTGAGATATTTCTTTCCAATTGTTTTCTTCTCCTGTTGTTTCGTTAATTTGCTCTTGACTTCCTAAAAGAATTTCTTTTTCGTCTACAACGTTATTTTGATTAACATCAGTTTTATCTTCTTGTAACAAATCGTGAACAACACTAGAACCCCACAAAGGTTGTAATAATGCTTTGAGCTGCTCTACAGTTGCTCTTATTAAGTCAGAAACTTCTTGATCTCCTTCACCCTCTGCCTTATCACTTGCTAATAAAAGTGCCTGAGTGGCTTTATTACAAGCCACCATTGCTTGAAAATAATAATAATTAAAAGAATATTGCATATTTTCTTTCAATGTTTTTTTCTTTTCTAAATTTTTAAGCTCATCTTGTAATTTAGAAATCTTCTCTTTTAATTCTTCTATTTTTTCTTTTTTGTTTGTCATTGTTTTATTTATTATCCTGTAGAGGCTATGAATTTAATATGTTCTATACTTATACTCTCTGGAGAATCGTACCACGGACAACCTGCCCTGTGAGTAAACACTTTATAGTACTTTTTCTCTTCTCCTTTTTCTTTAATTGTTAATTCACATAAAGAAACTCCATCTAAGTCTTTTTTAATTCCTGCCTTAATACATTTATCTATTAATGCTTGCGGCTTAGATATTGTAATATGATTCTTAGGTGTTAAATGAAATCTTCTTGGTTTACCTTTTGGACCAACCATTTGTTTTTCTTGTAATACAACCTTCTTACCTGAAAGTATTTCTAACTGCTCAATTAATTGTTTTGTATTCATTAAAAATCAGTCCCTAAATCTTTTTTCGTTTGCATAGCAGACTTAAACATCTCACCATGATCTTCAAACAAGTTAACTTGTTGAATGGAAGCTTTACCTTCAGTCGGTTTTATTAAATCACCTAACTCTTCATCTATTTTTCTCTTAACTGTTTCAGTTAATGATTCTCCTTCAAACTCTAATGCATCAAACCCTTTTGGTTGATTCTCTGAATTACTTTCTCCGGTTAATCCTTTCATTATAGCTAGTTTTTGATCTAATTCTGGATCAATATAAACACCGTTCTCTCTTAACTGTTGTAATCTCCACATAATCTTTTTTTCAATCATTTGAGATTTAATAGTCTGTTTAATTTCTTCTGTCGAAAAGTTTAAAACAGTTCTCAATACATCTACATAAGACATTAAGTTTAAAGAGTTATTATTTGCATCCCAAGCAGATTTAGCTAAGTCTAATCTAGCTATCAAAATTTCATTTCTAGCTTTTTCATCTACTGTAGATGGCGACTCCATTTTGATTTTAAAAGATTGTAATTCTTTTTTAGAATAACCTTTAGAAAATAAATGAACAACACCAACGTGAACTAACCCTTCAATTAATTGTGATTGAACTCTTTTTATAACTCTACTGAATCGTGCATCTTCAGCGGATAGAGTAGCTTTTGCGTTTATATCTTCATCAAAGGTTAAGTATGCTTTAGGGATTTTTAATCCGGCAAATAAGTCATCTTTAATTATTTTATAATCCTCAACTGCATCCAAGTTAGAAGCTCCATCTAATACACTTACATCTGTTGGAGAACCTTCAGATGTAGGCATAAAATAATTTTCCTCTATGTTTATAAAATTGTGTTTAAAATCTAGCTCACCTGTCTTTGGGTCTACTAAAGACTTTTTTGATACTTGTTTTTTAATCTCTTGAGCATATTGCATAGCTTCTGCTCCACCCATACCATCTGTTGCTATTTTAAATAACAACTTTTGTGGTGCTCTAGTAATTCTATAAACTACTAACGCCTCACGCATCAAAATTACTCTTCTATAAGTATCTAAGATACATCTTAAAATAGAGACTCCATAAGGTTCCATCTCAATATCTTCTACATTTTTCCAATGTACAATTTCCCACGGTTCATAATAAGAAGAACCTCCGCTAGCACCTAACCATAAAAATCTATATAAGTCAATATTTTGTGGATCATACATTTGTTCTCTTACAATTGTTTCGGGTGGTAAAAAGGTTAAATCAACAACCCCGTCGCCCTCTCTTACTGAAATGTAAGCATAACAGTTTCCAAACTTACAAATCTCTCTTGTAATCAAAGAACCTTTTGTATTAATTTTAAGAGTTTCAAAAAACAACTCTTCCAACTCTTTCTTTATTTTATTATCAGAGCACTCAATAGAAATTATGTTACCTTCTTTATTGGTAATGGTGCAATTGTGGGAAATAATCATGCCCTCATTACACTTTATAGCATAATTATGAAACTTGCCTGCATTAACTACATCATAAACATCTTCTTCACTTTCTAATAATGTAAAACCTACAACTCTGTGGTTTAAAAATACATTTTCAACAAAATCCTCCTGGTTTTTATAACCTAACAGTTGAAACTCTTCTGCTTTGATTTTCTTCGCTTTTACTTTGCTTAGAACTTCTTCTTTTGTAGTTTTAATATTTTTTTTAGAGTTATTAGCTAACGCTGATAAAAATATTAAGCCTCTCGTATTTAGATGTAATTTCTCCTTTGCTAGGGTATACAATTGTCTTTCTGTTGTCTCTGAAATATTAAAAATACTTCTTAGGCCAAGCAGAGTTGTACCTAATTGTAATAAGTTCAAATACATATCAAAATCAATATCTTCAATATGATTATAGTTAGGGTTTGCATTAGGATTTGTTTTTCCTTTTCTACTAACACCATACATTCCGTTTTGTTCTCCTGGCCTACTAAACTCGCTTAATCTTTCTTCAGGAGACATTTTTGCTATTTTAGCTTTGTAGGTATTACTATACTTTTCAGAATGTACTTTCTTCCATTCTGGATTAGCCCAATTTTTCTTTAATCTTTCAGAAGCTAATTTACCCATTCTTTTTGAGAAATCTTCATTTTCCCAACGAGAAGTATTTAAGTCATTATGTAACTGTCTGTGATCTTCCCATAACATCCATTCTAATTCACTAGGATCATTATTAAGTTTATTAAAAGATTTATGGTGAATAACTTTCATATTATCTTGTGAAGCTTCATATTTGCCTTTTAATTCTTCTTTTTGCTCTTTAAGTATTGTATTTCCAACAATACTATGAACTTTTTTCCAAGAACGTCTTTGACTTCTTTTTGCCACAGTACCATTTGAAACCTCTAAATAACCTTTACTATCTTTTCTTGTATATAAAGACTGTAACGAGTCTCCTAAAGTTAAATCCTTAGCTTCTACCCACTCTCCTGAAGTTAATAGAAATTTGTGATTAGGAGTACATTTTATTTTTGTTCCATCATCACAAGTAAGTTCTCCTACTTGTCTTTTTCCTTTATGAATTACTTTTTCACATTGAACTGGGATTACTTCCTTTGTAACTGGGTTAATTCCATATAACCAAAAATTCTTAATCTGTTTATCATATAAATCTCCTATTTCTCTTTCAGTACCGTCTAGTAAAAACAGTGAGGTATCACGAGAAATGCACTCTTCCCCATAGATATCAATTGCTGCTTTAATAATAGGGTAAGTATAAACCATTCGTCTATACTCATCAAAAAATTCAGTATGTCTTCTGTTCCAGTTTTTATTTCTAACAAACTGGGTTAAGGAAGTTATTTTATTCTTTGCTTGTCTTTCCCTTTCTGTTTCGGGAGTATTAAGGATAGTTAGTTTATCTGTTGTTCTAAGCACTTTCTCCCCTCTTAAACGATTAAAAAAGGTACTTATATTTCTAATTAAACTATCATCTTCTTGTTCTGCCATTAACTTTAAATTTATTAAAAATGGTAACTAAATTAAACATTTATACCATTATCTAATAAATAGTCCTTTAATCATAAAGATCTTTCCAAAGATCTTGCGCCTCATCATAATTAGTTCTAGTAACTAACCCCCAATTACCTCTTTGCATAATTTCCATATTTCTCTTTAACATTTCTCTTTGTTGTTCTGGCTTAACCTTTACAAAGAATACATAAAATAATGCCATTGATAATGCCATGATTAAGTCATCATGTTTTCCTGGTGCATGTCGCCTCTCACCATCCTTATCCCAAATCCAGGTATGAAACTCGTGAAGTAAATCTAAAGAAGAAATTTTAATAGCATTTGTTCCAATTAACTCCTCTATTTTATCACCAGATAATTGACGAGTACTGTTACTTTGCCAAAAACCTAATTTTCTCTTTTGTTGTTTGTTTAACTCCGTCTTCTTTAAAGTATGATAGTATAAATTTTTATATTTAATTCTATCTTTAAGTTCTAATAATACAGTTAACCCTGGACCTTGTGACTCAACAATTACTAAACAACCTCCAAATTCAAACGCTTTAGTACTTATTACTTCAGCATAAAATATTGGTTCTACATCCTCTTTGTAAGTTGCAACAATTTCCATTGTTGTTGCATCTAAAATAACAAACCCAGAAAAGTCACTTCCATCCCCTGTACAAACGTCAGCCGCTAAAACATACTGATGAGAAGGGTTGTAGAGAGCATATTGCTTATATGATTTTAACATTCCTTTTCCAGGAGTATTTATTGGTTTATTTTCTGGTTTGGAAGCTTCCTGAATTAACTCTGTAACTTTTGAAGGATCAATTACCTCACCACCTGAACCAGCAAAAGAACAATCTAATTCACAACTAGTTCTTCTTGGACCTAATTTCCTACTTTCCACATCATACCAAGGAGATCTTACCTTACCATCTTTGACAAAGTCGTAGGTAGTTTTTGTTTTATAAGCTTGAGCAGATTGTTTATCAACACTTCTAGGCCATTGTTCATTTAGCATTTCAACATAACCTCCGTTAGGGTGTCCCTGAACAGAGTGCCATTTATACATTCCTTTAGAATACTCAGGGTGTTGTGACCAATGTGCATTAATAATATTCCATCCATTAGCTTCAGCATTTGAATATTGATCAAAATACCAACCACTAGCACCCTTGGGAGTTGTAATGCCTATGCACTTTCCTCTAGATCTCGTTAAAGTAATACCTGCAGATGACCAGATTACCTCCATCCTACCTGGATTTTCTCCATCAATAGCAGTAATCTCATCAATAAATAAAAGATTGATTGTATCCCCTCTACAAGCTTCAGGATTGTTTGATTCTGCTTGTATTCTAGTTCCGTTAACTAATCCAAAAGATTCTTTCGCGTTATTATTTTCTTCGTAGTTAGAAATTAACCAAGAAACTTCATCTTTTGTTCCCTTAGTTTCTGGCAAAATTGTTTGCTTTCGAGCCTCATCCAACATCATTCTTACAGTTAGTAAAAACTTTCTTGATGTCTTTAATTTATTGGCCAGTGCATTTACAATCATATTTTGTTTACAAAGCATATACCATGCACAATATAAACAAGAAACCGTTGTAAATCCCATCTGACGGGACTTCATTGTTAAATTATAATTATAACTTTCGTATTCTAGTATTGCTGCTTTTTGAAAATCATATAATTTAACATTTTCTTTTTTACCAGTTTCAGCGTCAGCTAAAATAAAATAAGTTTCTATACAGTAAATTGGATCTTTACGACACTTTATAAATTCCTTTAAAATTATTTTTTTACGTAAAGATAGATCTGTTATAGTTGATAAGTATTCTGTAGTAAGTTTTGGCATTCATAGATTTAAATTAATTATTTAAATAGTGTTATTATTTAAAAACTAATAGAATTATAAATATCATCGTAGTTAGTTGAGTTTAACTCTTTAGAAATTTCTACATCCGTCTTCTTAAATCTTTTAATTTCCTTTTCCTTTTCTTTAACTAGACCAGCTGTTATTAGATTTATTTTTAACTTTTTAAAAGTCTTTGCTATACTTACTTGATCTACTCCAGAGATATAGGATAGTAAACGCATGAAATCATTTTTACTATTAAAAGACATTTTGTGCCAATTAATTAACATATACTTTAAACAATTACCAACAAGAATATCACACTCAGTGTTTTTCTTATTTGCTAATTGTTTTTCTATTTTAAAAATAATTTCTTTTTTTAACTCTTCAAAGGCTTGTATATCAACCTGTTGTTTCTCTACAATAACCTCTGCTAAATCATCTGAGTCTAACATTCCACCATATCGTGCAATTAAACTATCTGATTTTATTTTTTCATGAAGAATAAAATGTTTGGCACAAGTTCCTAAATAGGAATATGCTTTAACCGGTTGACCACTAATACCTATTCTTCCGGGGGTGAATTTAGGAACTTGAAAGAGTACATGATAATAAGCTTCCTCTTCTAACTCCTCTATACTTTTCCCTATTATCTTTTGAAACTTAGGCATTTTTAAAACACCTCTAACTAGTTTCCTTAGACAGGGGCCGATAATCGTTTTATAAATTTTGTTTCTCTCTACTTCAGAAATGTTTGGATCTAAATATCTTTCAATGGCTGCTTCTTCTCTCTCTCCAAAGTATTCTAAAGGACTTCCTGGTTTTTTCTCTCTTCCCATTCATGCTTAGACTAACTCCTGTGCTAACTTAAAGTTTTCTGTTTTCTTTTCTAAATTTTCATTCTTCAAAGTAAAATCACAACTTGTTGTAACTAATACTTTTGGAACTCCAATAATTTTATTCTTACTATCTTTAGTTATTCTGTTAAGTAAATTTAAGTAAGAGTAAAATTGAATGTCTGTATTGAAAGGGTTCTCTTTAATCGTTTCAATACTAAAACAAATTCCACCAAGATATGAATCTGCTTGTTTCTTTGCTAATTCAAAATCTAAAACACCTCTCTCTACTGGACGGTAAGCTTCTTTCCAAATTGTTGAGTTTAAAAACCCTCTGAATTTACCTTCTGGCTCCCACCTAACAATTGGCATATAGGTTGCGTTAGCACTAACAACTTCTGTAGCTGTTAACTCAGTATGTAACTCTTCTATAATATCCATATAGTTCGGAAGTAAAACATCTTCTGGGGTTAAAAAAACAACGTGAGTAAATGCCTCTTTGTTTTTAAATGTTTTAAAAAATGTATTTAACTCTTCTTCTTTACTATCTGTATATTGAATTAGTTGCGTATTTTTTTTATTTAAAGGTTCAGTTAATGTAACCTTTTCGTTTTTCTTATGAGTAATAATTGTAAGTATCTTCATTATTTTGTTTCAGTTTCTGTTTCTAATTCAGTTTCAGTTACAACTTCAGTAACATCAAACATTTCCTCTTCTAACTTTCCTTCGTTTAAAGCTATTTCTATTGCTTTTAAGAGCTTTATTTTGTGTTCTTGTAATTCGTTAAATACTTTCCCTAACTCTTCTTTAGATTTAGTTTCTGTATAGTTTTCCAATATCTTCTTATCGTTAATTGGCATAGTTTTATTCTCTAACCAATCTAAACAAAATGATGCAATATCTTCTGCCATTACAAACACATCTCTACTTTCAAAAGAATAAAGTCCTTCTTGACTTGCTAAGTGACCTAAGCCTCTTCCGTTGTTTAATACAGTTGGAACATCTAACGCTAATGCTTCTAATGGTGGCATTGGGTGACCAGCATTGTCTTCTACAAAGACTAATAAAGCACACTCATTTAAAGCTTTCAAATAATCTACGGTTCCCATTTGCTTTAAAACTTTGAAAGAGAACATATCTAAATAAGGATATTTAGCTAGAAAAATATTAACAAGCATTTGTGCTTCTTCTCTGTTTCTAATTGAAAGACCAATTGTAGGTTGTTTTAATACTGGAGGTATAGCATCTACTTGGTCTAAGGTTTTTAAAGAGTAAGGAGCTACATGATAGTTTAATTGCGGCCATAAATGCTCATAATCACTTTTAACTTGCTCAGAAATACAAACTACGTCTGTAAATCCTAACATTGACCAGTCTAATCCTGGCTCTGTTGCTATTAAACCTGAGTAACCAAAACACATAACAACTTTATGTACTTGTTTAACATCATAAAACCCTTGCATTACTGACCAAAACCCTTCTGGGATTATGATTGTATCTAAAGGTTGAAAACTATAAGTTGGTTTTGGGTCTTTAATTTTGCTTTTCTTTGTCTTAATTAAATAATCTACAGTCATTTCTTTAAGTACCCACTCCTCTTGAAACCAAGTAGGACGGAAGCCTTGAATGTCGTGAAGTATTACTACTTTATATCCAAGTGATTGTAACTTATAAGCTTGTTCATAAATTATTTTTACCATTGCATTAGCAAATGGAATATCGGGACAATAGAAAATATATCTATTTGTCTTATTCCCTAAAGACACAAATAAATCATCTATTTTCTTTTTTCTCCTACTAACTCTATCCTCATGTGATAAAGATTTATCAAATTGCGTCTTTAATGACTTATTTAGTTCTTGTTGAAAAACGGACTCGTTTCTTTTCATTTATATTATTTTTATTTTAAAATTGTATATTTTTTTCTTAAAGGGTAATCTTTTTTTCCAACTCTCGTAGCCAATCTAATAGTTTTTTAGATTCTTGTCCTTTTTCTGCTTTAATTATTTGTTCTTTGTTAGCAAAAGGGTCCCAAATAGCAAATAAATCTTTTGTTAACTCAACTATCTCTTCTTCTTTAGAAACAAATATAATTTCTTTAGGATAAACTTGAACTTTAGATAAAAAAGAAAAAGTATTAGATATCTTTCTAGTGTTTTGAACTCTATCTATTAATACAACATCAAATAAATGTTTTTGAGCTGTATTAAGGTTCACTAAATCTTTATTATTTATAGCCGAACCCTTACCAAACAAATCATAACTCCAATCATAAATAAATTTAACCCTATGTTCAGGAGAGAAAAAGTATTTCTTCCAAGTTAAATCAAAGTTTTCATCTTCTTTAGGGTTTGGCATAAGAGAGTAAAAATCAAACGCTTTTGGATTACTTGTTTTTAAATTAACCCAATTTTCCATTTCTTGACCGCCTTCTAACTCATGTCCAAAATCTTTATCACCTAATACTAAAGACTTAAAATTTATATAACTCTCAACAAACTCTGGATTTCTTATTGAATAGTCTATTACCACTCCTACTCTTTGTCTTTTCTTTTCTAATTCCATTTACTTTTTAACAATTTGATTTGTTTCGTCATTACAATATTCTGGTTGTTTTTTGAAAGAACACCAAAGACAAGCATTCCCTTTCTCTGCTTTGTCTCTTAACTTTGCTTTTTCTAATTTAGTTGGGTCAACATTTACTATCTCTTTAGCTACTCTAATAATATCATTGATTAAAAAATCAGAATACTCTTGTGATATTAATACATCGTATTGTTGTAACTGATTTACATCATTCCTTGGTAACACTACGTAAGCTGTATCTATTAGATTTGCTGGTATTTTTAATCTTATAGCTAGAAAGTATTTATATAAACTAACTTGACCGAAAAAACTTTTCTCTTCTGAAGTATTAGCTATCTCTTCTGGAAAAGAATAAAATGAATCCTCACCAACCTTATTTTTTAATTTTACTTTATATTTTGACTCAATATCCCACGGCTTGTTAGCAGTTTTCCAATCTAAAATAAGATACCTTCCTGTTGTTTTGTTTCTTAATACTAAGTCAATAAACGCTTTAAAAAATATTTGTGTATCATCATCTTCAAAGATTGGTTCAAAAATATCTATCTCTGAACCAACCACTTCCCAATCTTGATATCTTTTAAAATAATCTAACTCTCTTAAGATAGATGAGCCTTGTTTAGTAAACAATCCAACTGCTCCTTCTGAAAAGGTTAGTTTTGACTTTTCAATCTCTTTCCTCAACTCTTTTTTAAAAACACCCTCCCATAAAGCCATGGAAGGCTTTGTTTTTATAATTACCTCAATAGAGGTATGAAGAGCTTTACCAAAAACTAACGCTTCTGATGAACCTTCTTCAATCCCTAAAATTTTAGATAAGAAATGTTTATGAGGACAGGAAAGATACAACCTATACTCGGAATAAGATATGTGCGATTTGAATTTCATTTACAACTGTGTTTAACTATTTTTTCACACATCTGAATAAAAAGCTCTTCAGATGTATTGTTTTTTATTTTATCAAAGTCTATACTCTGAGAAAGAGATATGACTTTTAAACTTTTTAGATTCCAGTTCCGCCATTATCTTTTGCCCATGACTGATAAGCTGAAATAAAATCAATCTCACTTGAAGATGATGGTCCGAAAACCTTTATAATCATTGGAAACTGTGCTACTTCAGGTGTTCTGATTTTTAATTTTCCAGTTTTATCATCCCAAGATAGTTTTTCCAACTCATATAATAAAGTTCTTAGTTTATTATCGACATCTAAAGTGTTCCATTCATCCCAACCAATAATAATTGTAGCGTCTGTACCATATAATACTCGTTGTAAGTCACTATCTGCTTTAGTTGCACCAATAACTGGGTTATCACCGTTCTTTCCTGCTTTTTGTTTGAAAACATACTTAATTGTTATGGACTTTAAATCGGCTCTGTATTTGTTAATCAACCAATTACCCATCTCTTCTAACTCTTCATCATCTTTAATGAATTTTGTATCTGCTGGCCAATTACCTAATGCTCCTGCTACAGCTTTAAACCCAATTTTGTCTGCTACATTCGTGCCAGTCAATGTAATTTCTTTTTCTGTTGTCATTTTTTTAATTTTTATTATTTATTGTTTTATTTTGTTTGTTTTTTTGTGGTCCTCGTTTGCCTTTAAGTTTTTCTTTTTCTTCATCTGTCCAAACCCTTCCTTTATAAAGCAAGCTTAGCTTTTTCTTTTTTTCTTCACTACATGGTTTGGTTTTTCTTCCTTTATTTTTTAAGCTTAGATTTTTCTTAAACTCTTCACTTCGAACACAGGTTTTTAATTTTTGTATGGTCTCAGGAGAGTGTTTGTAGAGCCCTTCTTTTCCTTTGTTCCAAGGTGTTTTCCCTAACATTCTTTCTCTAGCCTTTATACAATACTCAATTGATCTTTTAACCCCAACCGGCCCAGGACTACCTTTTGCACCGTCACCTCCGTCTGTTAAATTAACTAAAGGTCCTAATTTTTTATCACGCCGACCAATTCTTTTTATATAAAAAACTTCTAACTTACAAGCTTCTTCCCATGTTAGGTTTTCGTGAACGATATCAATAATATAACCAAACTTATTTACAATATTTTTCCAAAATAAGTTTTTTCTACGTTTAAAATAAGGTCGCTTTTTACTACCTATACCTACATAAAAAATTTCATTTCTAAACGGATTTATGTGAAAATATAAACAAATGTCTGCTACTTCTGTTCCTGTTTTTGTTAAATCTTCCATATTTGTTTTAATTTATTTGTTTATTGTAATTTGTTTAAAAATTCTTTTTCTGTTTCTAACGCATATTCTAACGTTTTATCCCAACCGTCTGCGTAAGCGACTGGATCTTTTCTTCCTAGTTTGTGAAAAGCTAAAACTCTTTCTACATCAGCCCCAGTTTTACCGGATGCTTCTCCTTTTTCATTTGGAGCATAAGAAGTATTTGTTCTTTTATATACTTCATCAAAGTCTAATCCTAAAGAAACACAGCAAGTTTCTCCATCCTTTAAAATTGTATATTTATCTCCATCCATATATGGAGCATAAAAATCAACTAAATGAGATTCCCAGTTTCCAATTTTAAATGCATTCATATCAGCTTCTCTAAACTCTTCTGTACAGTCTGGGTAGATAGCATGATCTCCTGAGTGCACTCCTAAAGCAATTAAACACTTTGTCTTGTTTTGTGTTGCAATTGATAAAGCTACCGCTTGTGATATTGAAGAGAATATTTTATTTCTATTTGGTACAACAGTTGATTTCATATTTGTCTCTGCATAATGTCCTTCTGGTACATCTTCTCCGCCAGAAACTAATGATGAATTTAATAAACTTCCTAAACCTACAATATCAATTATTTGATGTGTTAATGTTCCTGTTTGTCTACGTCCAAAGCCATTACTTGTAGTTTTAATATACTCAATCAACTCTTGTGCTCTTTGTAATTCAAGAGAATGCTTTTGTCCATAGTTGAAACTTAAAGCAGTAACATTATATCCATTTGCTAATAAGTGTAGTAGTAAAGTAGATGAGTCCATACCCCCTGATAAACTAAGCACAGCATATTTATTTTCTTTATTCATTTTTGTTAATTTTTATTAATAATCCTTGTTTGTTTTCTCTTGTTATTTGTATTTCTATCTCTTCAGGTGTTGTTTTCTTTACATTTAATATAAACTCTTCTTGTAATAAAGAATATAAGCTAGATAATAATTCTTTCTGTAGCTTACTTATATTAATATCCGCAAAATTTTGTATCTCCTGAAAATATTCTCTAATCACTTCTGTATAAAGCTGGACATCTTTGGAGAAATCATCTTTAGTACATTCGCGTTTATTTGTTGTCTCCATTGCTGAAAATCAGGTGTAAGTATATAATCAATTAGAGAGATATGAGAAAAATGATCTGGACAAAGTCCTATAACGTGTAATACTTCTAACATCTTATGCTTTTTATTTATTTGTTTTTGTTTTCTTGAAAATTAGTTATTTTTTTACATAATTCTATAAAATCCTTATCTGTCCTATTACTTTTCATTTGATTTATATCTTTATGTACCCATTGTACATTATCATTTGTGTATCCTTTAGTGCTATCTATTCTATCTAATGATGCAGTAAACTCTTTTCTGTTTTTTTCTAACCTTAAACTTTTAGTAGTTAGCGATATTTTCAGTCCAGATAACGCACAAACACCATTTTGCTTTTCAAATATTTCATACACTACTTCTGGTGTTATTGAATATTCTAGATGTCTTAGCTTTGCTCCTACCTTAACCCTATCTAAGTAAAGTAAAGGTAATTCTTTATACAGTTTTACTCTACTGTCTGTAGAACACTTTCTACACATAGAGTAATTAATAGATTTGAGAGTGTAGACAGGTCTATATATTTCATACCCACACTTACATCTTACTTTAAAAAGATAATGTCCTGATCCTTTTTTCTTCTCAACCCTTTTAGAGCTTATAACAGTCCAGCCTTTAAATACGTCACCTATAACTGGTAAGCTTTGCTCTGTTTTATTTTTCAAATAACAACCTTTACAACTTTTAGTAATTTTTCTTTCAACGTTGTAAGGGGTAATGTTTTTTATATTACCACACTTACATTTACATTTAATTAGATTTGTTCCGTTAATATTAACAATAACATTATCTACCACTTCAAAGTCATTAAACTTATACCCTATCTCAAACGGAGCTAGTTTTACTTTTTTTTGTTTCATTCCACTATTATTATATAAAATTCTTACTTTTAAATAGTGGTGTAATACCAATTACACTAACAACTTTGCTAATTCGATATGTTTTAAAAACTCATCTTTAGCTCCCGAGTCATTAGTTGCAAAATGTCCGTTAACTAACATTGTATTCATAGCACTATTTTCATGTACTCCGCGATGACAAGTACAAAAATGCTTAGCACTTATTAAAACTGCTACTCCTAAGTTGTCAGTACAATGTGTACTAATTGCTTCTAATATTTGCTTTGTTAATGCCTCTTGTAATTGAGGTCTTTTTGCATAAAAAGACACGATTCTATTTAATTTAGATAGACCAATTACATTTCCGTCAGCTGATGGAATATAAGCAACGTGTGCATATCCAGTAATTGGTAAATTGTGATGACTACAAAGAGATTTTACTGGAATAAAAGTTTGAACCACCATTCCAGAATATTTATCGTTGTTGGGGAATGAAGTTATTTTTGGTGGTTCACTAACACAGCCTTTGATAATATCCTCAACCCATGCTTTTGCTACACGTCTTGGAGTATCCTTTGAGTTTTCATCTTGTGTGTAATCAAACCCTAATGCAGTTAAAAACTTTGCATAATGTTTAGCAGCGTTTTTAATCATTAATTGCTTTTCTTTTTCTGTTCTTGGCAGATTTCCGTTTGCTTCTTTAATTAATTTCATCATTTTTTATTTATTTCGTTAAAAATGTAAATAAAATAGTAATTTTTGAGAAGAGAACAAAAAAAATCCAGTATGAGGAGCGAATTCATACTGGATTAACAAATAGTGACACCTGTTTGGCGCAACTAATATACGGCCCTAAGTCGTATTTCTTTAAATGTTTTTATTTTTCTGCAGAACCTTTTTCTGGAAAATTTGGTCTGCGAAAATGACCTTCATTACTTTCAAATGTTTCCATTCTAAATGATGCGGTTTCATCAAAATCATTTTTTACTATTATCTCTCCACGTTCATAGGTAACGGTCCATCTATCTTTAGGTAAATATTTTTGCATTGCGGCTGCTAATTGAATCTCGAAAGAGTTTGCAGAAATTCCCTCCTTTAAGACAACTTTCTTATTAGATAACTTTTCTAACTGTTCTATTAATTGTTTTGTTGTATTCATTTACTTTTTATTTAACGATATAATATGTTTTAACGGTCCTATGTTTTTATAATAAATATCTTTCCAAGGTAAAAAATCTAAATCATACCAGTTCATTTCTGAAAATTCATTATTATGATTAATTTCTCCATCTACATATTTACAAATGACAAATGCTACTCCTCCTTGACAATTGGGGTTTATTAATTCAGCCTCTACATCTATCCCTGCTTCTTCCCACGCTTCTCTTATAGCTGCATAGCCGCAACCCTCATCATTATCAATTCCTCCTCCTAAAAAACATAAAGTTCCATTTCTATCATCTTGATCAGTTGATCTACCTAATAAAATTTGATTCTTATCATTTAAAACAATAGCAACAGCTGAATGTAAAGGTACTCCTGAAAAAGATATATTTGAATCTAATGTGCAGAATGAATCATAACCATATCCTCTCATTTTATCTAAATAAGGAGTAGCTATTTTATTTAATCTTTCAACAGATAAAAACGTTTCTTTTAAAAGTTGTTTTATTTTCAATGTACTATTTACCATTTGCTTGGCCAATTTTTTTCTTGATAATATTCATCCATAGCTGAAACAAACTTCTTTAGTGCTTGGGCTTTTTTTAAATTTCTATTTACATCCTCATCTGAGATATAAAGCTGTTTTATTTGCGCTTCTAGTTTTCCGTTTCTAATATCTTCTATTCTAAAAGAATCTTTTTTAAAAAGTGAAGCAAAACTAAATATATCATCTCCTTTAATCCCACTTTCTACAATTTCTTTGTGAATATTAGGATCAATACTAAAATTTTCAGGATGCTTTTTATAACGAACTAATACACTACTTAATCCTGAGTTTGCTTTAAAACCTTCTTTAAGCATAACCTTTTTACCGGATAACTTTTCTAACTGTTCAATTAATTGTCTTGTTGTATTCATTTATCCAAATAGTAGACTTCTATTATCAGTTGAGTTACCATAAGCTTGCTCCATTTGAATTTGACTTGGATGAATTTGAAGATTAGATACAGTAGTGTCTTTTTCTAACTTTGCATATTGCGCAGCAGTAATTGCACCTCTTCTTTTTCTTCCGTTTTGTAAGTATGTTACATATAATGTATTCATTGTATTTTTATTTATTATTTTAAAATAGGATAAGTTGTTCCTGGAAATACTAACCCTTGCTTAACCATATTATCTAACTCAACAACTGATTTACCAAATGTTTTTTCAAAGTGTGGTGCGTCCGGGAACTTAGTCCAATTACCACCCCAAGCAAATCCATATTGTTTAGCTATAGCTACAACTTCTTGCCAATCTGCTTTACCATCTTTGTCAAAATCTACATTAGTTTCCCAACTAGCTGTTTCAAATGTTCCATCCCCGTTAGTATCTTTTAACAAAACAATGTCAAAAGCTAATCCGAAGTTATGATAAGATCTTCCTCCTGGAGCATTTGTTACTTTCTTTCCTGGCTTAGTTCTTCCTAAGGCATATAAATCATTTTGTTCTTTATAAGTTCTTAATGTATATGCGAAACGACAAATAGCTTTACCTGTTAATGTTTCACTAATTTCACTGTATAAATTTTGCACCTCATCAACTAAGTCAGGATGCATTAATTTAATTCTTTCAATTGTAATTTTATCTTTACCCATTTATTTTTTTCTTTTAAATAGGTAATTTAACTACAATTTACAATTCTAGTTTAAGTTGTGGAGCTATCTTTTTTGTTGTTATACCCTCTTGCGCACAGATATAGTTAATCTTATCGCCTATTAACTCTAACGGACCATTGTTTGTTATTGTAGCATCGACTAATCCTTTACCAAATGTATAACCAACACAATAATGAGTTAAAACATCTGGGTCATTTGTCCCATCTCTTTTAACATAAAAAACTTTAATATCATAAGCATCTTTGTGTAAACTAATCCAATCAGTCTCACATTTTCTTCTAAAGTCTGTAATAACTAGTCTACAATTAGATAATAACCCTGTTGAAGGATCAATATATTTCTCGAAAGCTTTGTTTAACCAGATTAACGGATCTTTTAGTTTTGCTTCTTCTGCGAAGTTAATTAAAGCTTTTCTGTGCTCTTCTTTAATAGGCCCTTGCACCATTAAATCTTTAACGTCAACATTATTTTCTTTTGCATATTCTTCTTTTAATGTATCTGCAAAAGAAGTTCTAATAAAACCTTTCTTTATAAATTCTTTACCTATTGTGTCTTTTCCAGACCCAGCCTCTCCTAAGAGAAAAATTAATTCTACCATTGTTTTTAAATGTTTATTGTATATTGTTTGACTTTTGTTTTATTAAATGTTTTTTCTATCATTGGAAAATCATCAGTTACTTTAAATAATGTTGGTTCTCGTAATGAAGCATATAATTCTAATAAAAATGCACGAACCATTCTATCTTCATTGGTTTTTCCTAAAGAAGTACCTACGATTAAAAATCCTTTAGCATCTGTCTGTGAAATATATGCTTCAATATATATTGGATCTCTTCTACGTGACCATAAGTAACTCTTAATTTCTTTTAACATATTTTCGTCTAAAGTTCTTCCAGTCTCGACAATTCTTTCAACTTCTATCACAAAGAAGTAATGTTTATTTTTAAATAAATTTTCAAATATCATTAGACTATAATAAAGATTTTACCTGTTGGCTTTTCTAAAGTTCCTTCTGGAGTTTTTTCAGCATATTTTCTGGTACTAGGCTTCTTTTTAACCAAATACATTGAGGTTTCATTATACTTATCATTCTCTTCATAATAAATTGAGACTCCTTCAATAACTAACTCTTGTAGCTCAGTTTTAATTACAAATAAAAATTGCTTTGGTGAAACTACTGGCTTATGATACTCTGACCAGAGTTTATTCTCCATAGAATGTAAAATTTTTAAAAACTTATCTTTTTCTTCTTTTGTTTTAAAAAAATCAAATTCTAAATAATCATGAAAATGTAAATGTTCTACTGTTTTTTTGTCAACATTAACCTTAGCTATGTGTGTAGACTTCGTTTTTGAATGAAAAGGTTTTCTAACGTTAATTTTATTATCGTAAAGCTGTAGAAAGTAAAGTTTTTCAGTGGCTTTAACATCTGTTGGTATTTCGTTGATAAAACAATCAATACCATCATGGTAATCTTCTTTTTTTGAAGCCTCTTTAAAGAGAAGTTTGTTCGTCTCACACCATTCTTTAACAATAGCGACACCTTGTTCACCAAACTTTACATCACTAGGGTTAATTATATCTATTTTACTCATTTTTTAAATTTGTTATTTTTATTTTAAAGTTCGGAAATCAACTTACCAGTTCGCCAGTCAATTTCCCTAATAGGAAAGACAAAGGAACGTTGTTTCATTTCTTCTTTTAAACTTGTTAGATTATTTTTTAAAAAAGGGAACGGTGTTGTATTTTGTTTTAAAAGATAATTTAGCATAGCATGGTCTGACATAATTCCTTTTTGTGAAGGCATTAAAGTCTCTTCGGAAAGCATTTTGCTATCTCTCTTAAATGATAAAGTATCTACAAAGTGTAATTCATCACTCTCATAAGTAAACATCTCTTTACAATAAAATATATCAGTTGTTACTCTGTTTAATCTAATACCAAAATCATAATCCTCAGCACCTTGTCCATCACATGCTTCGTCAAAACCATCTACTTTTAATGCTAATTCTAAAGGCAAAGCAAACGAGCAGCCGAATAACCAGCTACCACTTACTCTTGTTTTGTTTCCTTTTAACACACCATTATTAAATCGAGAGTCTAATTTGGTTGATTTATTATCAAATAATATATCTCCATCATCACTAACTGTTAAACTATTTACTTTAGCATAAGCACCTAATAGAACTTCTTTGTTTTTATATCCTTCTTCTATTACTTTAAAGTATCCAGACTTCATTACTGATAAGTCATCGACACATACAATATACTCCGTATCACACAATAGAAACGCAGTGTTGCGAGCGTTTGATGCTGCAAAATATTCATGTTGTGTCGTAGTTTTCCATTTACCTTGCCAAGCAGTTGGCTTAGGATGAGTTAAAAAAATATTTTCTGTAAATTTACGATAAGGTAACACAAGTAGTTGTTCTCTCTCCTCAAAATTATATTGTGAATGATAATCAATAATTAAAACTTTTATATTAGACCAGTCACCATTTAACTCTCTGTTTAAAGAGTTAAAAAACCATTCTATCTTTGGGTCTTTTCTACAAGTAAAGTATGCAAATGTAATCATTAAATTTCGTTTAGTATTTTTAAATATTGTTTTACAATATTGTTTAGTTCAAAAGAGGTTACATCGTATTTGTTTTTCAAACTTATGTGCTGATAATCAAATAAAACTTCTTTAAAAACTTTTGATGCTACAGCTAAATAAGGTACAGTCCACAAAGAGTTTTTATCATATAACCAAAAATCATGTTCCTTTGTCATCTTACAAGAGTTAACAAGATAGCAGTTATCTTCATTTAAAAAGTCCATATAACCACTGTCTCTATTATTTAATGTAATGATAGGTTTACCTAAAGCAGCAGCTTTTAATAAGGGAATACCAAAACCTTCTATTTGAGAAAATTGTACATAACAATCACTTTGTTGTAAGAGAGTATTTAATTTATCTTCTGGAAGGTGTTGTGATATTTTAACAATCTTGGCAGGGTTTTTATAGTATTGTTGTCTTAAAAAAACTTCTTCCTTATCTTTTTCTATTTCTTTATTGTAAGGATGACTACTTTCTAGCCCCTTTATAATTAATAATACTTTATTTGCATTTTCTGTGTTTGAGAAAGCATCTAAGTAACTATAACATAACTCTTTGAATCCTTTTCTTTTATTTAAAGTAGATTCGTGATAAAAAACGAATGGTGCTTCTTTTAACTCAGGAATTGACTTACTTAAATCAATATTTGTTTTTGTTTTTAAATCTTCTGTATAAAAATTACCGATGATTTCAACCTTTGTCTTTACACCGTTTTCTTTTAATATTCTCTTCCCAGCACTTGACGGAGTTATAATTAAATCAAATTTATTAAACAATTCAATAAATTCTTTTTTTATATCAGTCCCATCTAAAGGTTGAATTAAAACTTTCTTTTTAAAAGAATTAAATGTTTCATCTTTAATAATTTCTGGGTGTAAGTGATGTATAAGCAATATATCTCTAAACATAGGCTCTAACTCTCCTTCTCTTGTCACAACAAAGTCATCTTTAAGATAAGGGATTAGTTTTTCAACAATGTAATTTAAAGAGCCATCAAACTGACATACAATGTGAATACTTCTTTTCATTACTTCTTTTTATAAACTGCCCAAGAGTCAGTCATATGAATTAACTCCATATTACTACTTAACCAATCAACAGCGTTCTTAGTTGTAGGCCAGTTAATATCATCAATCACCCATATACCCCCAGACTTTAATTTAGGATACCATATTGAAATTTCTTTATAAGATACTTCAGGAGAGTGATTACCATCTTGATGTAAAATATCTATTGACTCTTCTTCAAATATTTTTACTGCTTCATCACTTCTTAATCTAAACCAAGAGAGATGTTTAAGTAAATCTAAGTGCAAAGTATTCGAGACAAACTTTTTATAAATAAAATCAATATCTAAAGCAGACCACCAATCGATATCAGCTTGTGATAAAGATCCTTCTATGTTTGATGCTTTTTGCCAAGGATCAATTCCTATAACTCTTCCTGATTTATTTTCCTGTAAAGCTAAAGCCATTGGAAATAAACTTTTACCACCATATACACCAATTTCAACTACTAAAGGATCAGTAGAGGTTTTAATTTCTTTTACTAGGTTGTATAAATAATCAGCTTTTTCTTCTGTGCACCAACCATCAACATAGTTTATATGTTCTTTTTTATACTTTAGATATTCCATTGTTTAAAATTAATTTGTTAAATTCTTCTTTACTGATCTTATACATACATGCTGAAGTGTCTGCTTCTCCGTAGTATATTACTACTGTGTCATTATCTATTGCAAGACCACTAATGTATAATATTCCTTTCTTTTTTTTATTTCCTTCTTCTTTACCAAACAAAATTACTTCAGGACATAAATACGTTACCTCTAACGATGTTTTATCAAATAGTAATATTGTTTGGTAGTAAACACCTTTTTCTTTTGTATGCACAAAGCAAATCATTTCTTTTTCGCTATAATTTATAGGAAGAGATGAGATGGATATGAAGTTGTTATTTATTATAGGGTGTGAATGATAATTTAAATTATCATAAGAGACTACATCTCCAATACTAAAATCTTTATTAATTTTATAGACTAGCCAAGGGGAAACTGAATAGATAAAAAATAGCTCATTTCTTAACGAGAAAAACCCCCAATTCTTTTCTTGTTCTTTATTAAATGGTGAATCATAAATTTTTAACTTAGTCAAGGTTTTGTTCTCAAAATCTAAATAACCCAACCCTTGTTTACAGATTCTATTTTTATCCCAAGATTCCTTTTCTATAAATACAAATGAACAAAAAAACTTATTATCATGTTCAAAGACTCTAAAGTCTTCTATTCTTTCATTAGTATTAAAACCAATTAACTCTACTTTTGTTAAAAATTTTCTTTCTGAATTAAAAATATAAGGGTTACATTGCTGTGTGAATAGTTCTTCAAGAGTATTAATAATTTTATCTTCTCCTCTTAAAACTCCATAGAACTTTTCATTGTTACAGAAACCAGAAGGATTATAATAATATCCTTTTTGTTTTGTACCGGTTACAAATCTATATTTTTTCAACATCAGTCAATTTGTCTTTCAATAAAGTATTTTGTTGATTTTAATTTAATAAAATTCTTAAAAAAATAATTTAATAAGAGTCTTATCATTACTCAACAATAAAATCTTTAAATGTTTGAAAAAACGTTGGAGGTAAATTTACACTATTTAATGTAGCTAAAGATAGATGTGGAATTTCCATTTCTACATCAACATCTAAAAGATTTTCTACTTCTTCAAAGTATTTCTTTTTGTTTTCTTCTTTTATTACCTTTTGTCCTGAGACGCTATCATGTTCTCCTAGTGTAGTAAATAAATCATCTCTAGATTCAAAAAACTTTTTTACATACCCCGATGTTTTGTCTTGAAGTAAAGCTAATTTAAAAGAAATTGCCGCTGGCATTGGCGTCTTAGAGACCTCTAATAACGCTTGATTAATTTGTAATATCTGTCTAATTGTTGTCTTTGCCATTATTTTTTCTTCTAAATATGGCAAAATAAATTAGTCCTTCTCTTTGTCTTTTTTGAAAAGTTTAATTAAACCCACTAAAAATAATCCAAAAGCTGAAGACCAAGCAAGAATCTGAAAGAAATTCATAACTCCAACTGGAATTGGAGTGTTTAAAAAATGTAAGAAACTTTCCAATGAATTCCCTGTTACTAAAAAAATTACTCCAAAAAGAAATCTAAAGGCAAAATTTACATTTGGATTACTACTTACTTCTAAATCTGAGTCAGGAAAGTGAAAATTCATTAATTTCGTTTTTTATTTTTAAATAGGTTAAGGTCACTCATTTTGAATGGAATAATTTCATCTTTTCTAACTTTTTCTAAATATTCTCCATAAACAAGTAGATGTCCCATCACAGCATAAACGGAGTTGAAAATTAAAATTAGAATACTAAATACTGCGTAGTGTTTTATACCTTCGAAATAAAGATAATGCATCATTATCCAAATTAATATCCAAATATAATATCTATCCCAAAACCAACGTAATGCGGTAGGTTTTGTTTTAGGTTTAGGTTTCATTATGTTGCCCATGTTTCTACGTGAGCTCTTGGAGTTGTCAATAAATTCCAATTAGCTGCCCTTAACAAAATCCCACTAAATGACCAAATTGTTTGTCCGTTAGTTGAATCAACGTCAATTGCGTTTGTATAATATAAAGACTGTGTTGCTCCATTTTGCAAAGTAATTTTTGGATATGAAGCTATATTTGGTGAAGTTATTATTAATCTCCCTGATGCAAGTACACCAACTGATGAAGAAAGGTTGTAAGTTCCTGTTCCACCAACGCCAGTACCAAAGGAAACAACTGTTACGTCTGTGCCTATACCCTCCCCAAATATTGTATCTCCAACTGATATTACTCCATAAGTAACAGCACTTACAGTCATTACAGTACCAGAAAATGTAGCAGTAACAGCCGCATTATTTGTTGATGTGTAAGTGATTTTAGAAACTCCATCAGCTTGCCCACTGTTAAATATTGTTGTAATAATATACTCATTAGTTGGTGTCCACCTTGATACGACACCAGTAGTAGTACAATTTAAGTTTGCTATAGTAAAGCCATCCGTTCCAAGAAATTGACTATTACCTAATAGATTTAAAGTATTTAAATTGAACCCAGGTGCATTGATTGTCATAGTACCTGACCAATTTAATATAGAACCAGTAGAGACAACTGTCCCTGCAGTATATGTAAGTCCATTCTTAATAACAGTTCCACTTATAGTCAAAGTACCTGCTGCGTTTATAACCAATGGAATATTAAAAGATGTAGGTTGGTTAGCGTGTGACCATGTTCCAGATACACTTGGATTTAATACTATATTAGTAGTTCCATTTATATTCATTGAAGCACTAGCAACGTTTAATGAATTTGTATTTATATTAAATCCATTACAACTAAGAGTAACTGATGCACCAGTAAATGTTAATGTTCCTGAACAGTTTAAGTTTGATAGTAAGGTAGTTGTTCTAGACAAAACCCCCATTTGTATATTTGGCCAAGTCATACCTGAACAATCTAAAGTATTGTTACCAAAGTTATTTAACGATGCACTAGAATAAACTATCGCAGCAGCTGTTACATATGTTAGATTTGCTGCTCCACTTGTTGAACCCAAAGTTTTATTACCAGTTATAGTTAATGTTCCAGCTGTATTTATTGTTACATTTAAGTTAAGATTTCCAGTGTACGCCCAATTACCTGTACCATTAAAAACTATCTGTGGTCTATTTGCAGAGTTTCCAAACGGTTCATTTTTATTAGAAGTTCCAGCAATACCCCAACAATAAATAATCTTATTTAGAGATGATATATAAGTTGATGCATAACCTGCAGTTGGTAAAGTTAAAGTACCGGCTATCCATATATCATCATTGAATGTGAAAGTACTTCCTGAGTTGAATGTTCCACTTCCAAATACAACGTTGGAGCCTAAAGATGTTGTAACAGTTCCTGATAATGTTAAAGTAGAACCAGTTGCAGCTACTGTTCCAGCAGTATAAGTAAATGTTGCTCCAGTTTTTGTTATATTACCTAATGTAATTGAGCCTGAATGTAAAACAAGATCGCATGTAGTAAAAGTTCCTGATGTTGTTCCACCCGCAATTCTTATTGTTGTTCCAACTCCAGCAAGGTTCACTGCTGCGGTTACACCACTATTACAAGTTATAGTTCTAGATCCTGCTAAAGTTACTAATGTAGTTGCAACTGCAGTAGACAATACACCGCCAAATGTCATATCACTTGCAATTGTATAGGTTTGACTTGCTCCTTCAAAGCTAAATAAAGTTGCCCAAACATGGCCATTCGCTGTTAAAGTACCAGATGCAATCATGGATAAAGATGATGCCCCAGTCGATGCTCCCATACTTGCTCCAAATGTAATATTACCTGAAACATTTAGAGCAGCACTCATAGTAAATGCGTTCGTATAATTAGTACAAGTCAACGTTTTACAAGCTCTAGTACTTGTATTTATGGTACACGGTCCAGAATTAGCATCAAATATAGCATCGTGAGTCGCATCTGGTACTGCACCATCAGCTGGACCGCCTGAAGAAAGAGACCAGTTTGTAGCATCACCAAAATTCACACCACTGTTTCTGAAATAATATACTGCCATTAAATATTTATATCTTTAACTTCGTTTAATTCAATACTTGGTAATAATTGATTTAATTGTTCTACTATTTGAATCTTTTGCAACTCAGTTGTTGCTCTATTTACAATATTAGTTTCTATTTCGATAGTACCTTGTGGGTTAAAATGAGCTACTTCAACTATAACTGTTTGATTATCAAAAGTATATTCAACCTCTGTATAAATAGTTGTATCTACTTGTCTTGTATTTAAAATTTTATATGTCATTATATTATGATGTTTTAGTTATGAAAATTGTTAAATTAATTTTAGTTAAATCAGAACAACTATCAACATTAAATTTAATAATGTCTCCTGCAGTTATTGTAGTTGTCCAAGTTGATAATGATAAATCTTGATTTTTTGTTGTTAAGGATAAAGTAGGTTTTTCACTTCCTGCAATAGTATCAGTAGCATCTGGAGGATAATTAGCGTAAGTATCTTTCCATACATCAATTACACAACTTCCTGTTTGATCACCGGTAATTTGCCAGCCTGTAATCGTTCCGGAAAAATTAACTGTAATTTCACCGGTTGTATTCACAGGAATAACTCCTCCATTTCCATCTATTGTCATTCCTACAGCTCCTTTATTAATAACAGTTGGAGTTGTCCATGCAGGAATTCCACTAACTACAGTTAGTACTTGTGATGTTGTACCTATTGGTAGTCTTGTTTGTACTCCAGATGCCCCGCCATAAATAATATCACCCAATGTTGTCATAGGATTAGCTCCACCACCTGCATTTGGAGCCCAATAAGCATTTCCATTTGCATCTGATGTTAAAATATATCCTGCTGCTTGATTTCCATCAACTATTTTTAATGCATAAGCACTACCTAAACCTCCGTTAGAAGCCTCAAAATAACCTCCGTAATTAATTCCGGATGAAGCCGTTGTAGATACTCCTTTAATCCCTATGTTTCTTTGAGATGTTGCTCCTATACCTTCTCCAAATATCCCAATATTATCAAACAAAGCATTGCTTCCTACTGAATACACCCCATAACTATATGAATTAACTCCACTCATTGTTACATTGATTGCAACACCATTTGCTCCACCAGCGAAAGTACTATTAACGTTTAAAGCATACAACAAAGTAGATTGTGCTATTCTTACTGTACTGTTAGCTATAGGTGCTGTATTAATACCAATAGTTGTTCCATCATCTCTAATTAAACCTGTACCTAAAGCAGATGAGCTTGTCCATCTAGCAAGATAGTTAGTTGTTCCAGATCCTGAAACTCCACCTCCTCCTCCTAAAGCAACCTCTACTAAATTCCCTAACACATCAACTGCTAACCCGTATGTTGCTGTACCTGTTATTGTACCACCACCGTAAGCAGGTAATCTTAAACTACCTGCTCCTGAAAGAATTAATTTATCTGCTGTTACTCCAGCGTTTACACCTTTTATACTAAATTCTGATGTTCTTGTTGCATGAGTTGCATTTGTCCATTTTGATATTAAAGCGTTTGCTATTGCTGTTGTTGCAAAGTTAGTAGTCATTAAAGTGAAATCAATTTCCAGACCAAATCCCGCTGCTGATGTCGTACTGTTAAGTCCTTGTAAATTTAACACTGGTAACACTGCATTATTTCCTACCGAATAAGTTTGTAGTTTACCTGCATAACTTCCTGTTTCAGTAGAACCTTGAATAGCAATAGCTCCTGTTGAATTTACCGTAATTCCTAGTCCTGTAGTTGTTGAAATAGATACTCCTGGCTGTGTTGTTGCTTGAATAACTAAAGGAGTAACTGCAGTGGTTGCAACAAGAAATAGTTGTTTACCAGCACTTGCTGTAATTGTTGTATTCTGTGTTAAAGCTCCACCTAATTGAATATTGTTTGCCGTTAAAGTTAACCCGTTATCTGCAGTATATACTGTACCGTTAATAATTGGATTAGCTGGGTCTGTGTTATCTATTGTTATACCTGTTCCTCCTACAACTGATAGAACCCCACCTCCTCCTACTCCATTTGCAATAGCTGTAATCCTACCATATATATCAACAGTTAAATTAGTAGCAGTATAAGACCCGGCTACAATTCCTGTTTCAGTTAAACTTAAATTATTACTACCATTAATCTCTAAATTAGTTTCTAAAGGGTAAAAATTAGTAGTTGCACCATCACCATATAATACTCCTGTACCAATAGGGAATTGAGCTAGCTCAATTAAACCATTGCTATCAAGTTGTAACCAACCATAAGCATTATTAGCATCAGCATCATTTACAGGGGTATATCCCAACCCTGTTAATATTTGTGATTGAGATAAGTAGTTTCCTAATTGTAAATAATTTAAAGAGACTGCATCTTGTGGGTCAGTCGGATCTGTTACAAATAAATTTAAAGCATAATTGTCATTAAAGTTAATGTTTCCAGATAATGTATTATTAACTAACCTTGAATCCTCTAAAGAAGGGGTTGAATAACCCCCTGTAACTAAACTATATACTTCTAATATGGCAGCATTTACATCAGTTGATATTAAACCAGAACCACCTGGAGTAAACAACACATTATCTGCAGGAGCTATATCATCAAAAATATTTGCTTTGTTTAAAGCAAAATTCTCAACCGGAATATCTTCTACTTGAAATCGATAAGGTAATTTTATATAACAGTTTGTTGCTATAGGGAAAGTATATGGAGTATCAACTCCAGATTCATTAGTATAATAAGTTAAATTCCATGCGGCACCTGATTTGGTAATTCTACCAAAAACTTTATAATTACCTGATAAAATTGGAGCTCTTGATGATGTTCTGAAAATCTCTACCTTATTAAAAGGAGTATTAGTAATCACACCTTCTGTGGATTGATTCGTAGATTCAGTTAAACTAAGAGCTAATCCTAAATTTCCTGCTGTACTTAATTGTGTAGTTAAAGTTGCAGCTATGTTATTAACACCAGAACTTAAAGTAATTCCTGTAATATCAACTGTCGAACCAATTAAAGTATTTATGTTTTTTGATTTTACTTTTGTCATTATTGATAATAAATTTCTATTAAATCTGTTGTTGCTAAAGTTGTTGTTGTATCTAACCAAGTTAACGTTGTTCCTCCTGTGATTACATAATCAACAGAATATCTTTGTTTTACTCCATTTAAAAATAAAGAAGTAAGACTTGGAAAAGCACAAGATGCTGTTAAAACACTTGGGAAGGAAGTTTGTCCTCCAACGCTTATTGGTATAACCTGATAATTATTAACTGTTAAGCTAGTTGCTTTAAATACTGCAGCCTTTTCAAATAAATTTGTTATTGAGTTATATTTATATTGTATTGTTAAACCAGCCTCACTATCAGTTAGAACATCAATTGTCGTTGCTGCACTATCTTGAATAACTACATTAAACCCACCTAAACCTAAGTCAGGAACAACAAAGTAAAACATTGAATTAGCCTTATCTCCATTGTTAATTAATAAAGCTATAGGGTCATCTAATGTAATTGTCATATTTTGTGTCATATTTGGAAAAGTTTGGTATACTCCTTTTTCATATGCATTAAGTGTTTGTGCAGCAGTATCAGTAATAACCTCGTTCATTAACTTCCCAATCGAGTTATTATCTAGTGTTACATTTGCTAATGTGTAACCTGACAAATCACCTTGAACATTTCTTAAAACTACATTAGTTGCTGAGTTTAAAATTACAGCACAACCTTCATCTATAAGAATTTGTTCACAATCAACTATTTGAGCCATTGATCTTCCTAAGACTCTTACTCCTCTTGATGTTGCAATGTCTAAATAAGAGCCATCGTTTACTTCAATAAAACTTGAACCACCATCGACTAAGATTGTAGAGTGATTGCTTAATGTAATATCTTGTGCGGCTATTTCTTTTCCAAAAACCATATTTCTTGCAAAATCTAAAGTATAAAGAATACTATCAGATTTTAATTTTGCTTGCATAAATGTTTCGTCTACTTTAATTGGAGTAAAACAATAAACTAAGTTTGTTCCTTCTCCAAATTCATTTAATGTATCTATAACTTCATAAGGAGTATATGGAACTACTGTTCCTGCATTCCATAAAAGATCATAAGCTGTTTTAGTAATTTTTGTAACACTTGCTGGTATTGGTGCAGAGGTATTGGCAATTAAACAATTTGGACATAATGTATCCATAGCCAAATTCCAAGTTATTAATGCTGCTTGAGCATCTTGTAACGAAGTAAAATTTAAAACATATCTAAATCCATCAGTAAAATGTAAAACTAAATCTTTTGACAAAACTGTTGCGTTAACAATAGCACAAATGTTAAAACTAATTAAAACATTAGTATTAGTATCTACAATTACAACAGTTTTATCTGTTGTTGTGTATGAGGCAATATAAGTTGATGCGTTTAACATTTTTTAAGCTACAATTAATCCGTTATTAATATCTCTAATTCTTTCTTCTACTGTAATCGCACTATTATTGTCTGGAAGTATTAAAGTAACTTGTGGCCCAGATTTAAAATAAACAAAAACCTTATTGTTGTTTCTTAACCACCAAATTAAAGTAGGTACTTGGAAACTCTTCATTACCACACCGTTAACTAGGATGATTGCTGTTACGCCAGGAATACTAGATTTTACATCACTAGATTCAATAGCATAAATTTCTTCAGGGACAGTAATTTGTCCATTGTCCTTGTTTGTCTTATCTTTTTTAATGTACTTTCCAGCTTCAAATGTCATTGTAATAGTTGTTATAAGTATAAATAGTTTTTTCTATCTCTCTATTACAATTATTTCTAAAAGGTTTCTTCTTTCAGGTAAAATAAAAGTAGTGTCATCTATGTCTGTAAATAATAACTCGACCTCATATCTTCCAGGCTCTATTAAATCATTCACTCCAAATTGATATTCAAATTCACTTAAATACACATCTGACCAAAGAATGTTTTTTCTAAAGCATAGAATGTTGTTTTTATATAATCGTAAGGTAATAGTTAAACCTGCAATTTCTAAAGGCATAGCATCACCATAAATGTTTCCTTTTTGATAAAGGAAGCCTCTAAAAGATTGATTGTTTACTCCTCTAGTAATAATAAAAGGACTATTAGGTAAAACTAAATAAGGCTGGTCGTTATATGGTTTTTTGTTTACTATACACATTATAATTTATAAGATAATTTTTGTATTCCACTCATTCTTGTATATAAATAGTTTCTTAGTATAATAGTGGGCTCAGTTTTTAAACTAAAACTCTCTAACAAAGTAGGTTTAGGCATATTCAAATACTCTAACTTTTTTTGTTCTCTCAGATCTTGAACTCTCTCTCTTAAACTCTCTTCTTGTTTGTTGGGATTTGTTTGAATATAAGTATTAACATCTTGAAACTTATTAGCTAACAAACCTTCAATTAAATCAAACTTATAATGTATGTTAAACCCCCAACACCTATCTCCTTCAACAGATGTTATTATAACTAATGGTTTTTTATCATGTACTCCTTCTGGACTTCTATAGTTAAATTCAATTAAGTTCCCCGGAATTATTGACGATGGTGAAATGGATTTATAATTAAAAAAATACTTTAAATTATAAATGTTAATTTTTTTAGGTTTAGGTGTGAGTAGTAAAGCCATTAATTAGTATTTATTTTAAATAGAAAAAGGTCTTAAAGAATTACCAATAAGACCTTTTATTTTTTAAACTATTATTTAAAACTAACTACACTTAGAAGAACCACAGTCTAAACAGATAAAACACCCCTCTTGTAAAGAGACATTTATACTTCCACAACTGTCACAAGTCTTAACTAATTTGGTTTCTTTAATATACTTTTTTAATATTCTACCAACGGCTTTTGTAAACGATGTTATTATTCCATGAGACTTAGCCAATTGATCAACGATAAACTCAATGTCTGCACCATGTCTTAAAGAAGTGGAAATCATTCTAGTTAATGCTTCTTCTTCCGCAGATTCAAAGTTTTCACTTAAATTCTCAATAACAAAACCATCAATATCTAAATTGTATCTCCCTTTCTTCTCTTTTATTAATTTACCTTGCTTTAATTTGTTGGAAAGGTTAATTGTTTTAGTCTTGAAAGCAAACACTTCATATGGTTCACTCTCTAATAAACCTACAATCACTAACCACTTTTCTCCATCTGCCATTAGTTGATGTATATCACAATTTAACTCTTTAGGTCTTTTTGGAGCTGTAGTTCTTATAATTCTTTCTGTCTCAGGAGTAGTATTAGTTGTTCCTGTTCCCAAAACTTCTGTCATAGTACCTGCTCTATAAGTCGTTCCGCCTTTAATCACTTGTGAATCGTACATCTTCATGTATAAACTCTTAAAATCATCGTAAGAATAAGTAGAAGGTAAATTAACTGTTTTACTAATTGCTGAATCTACATACTTAGCAAATATAGCCATTGTGTTAATATGTTCATCAACATTTAATTGAGTTGTTGTAGCAGCCCAATCAGCGTTAGGGTCCCACTCTCCAGTTTTTTCCAACTCTTTAACTGAATAGTCTTTAATTGTTGTCTCTCTTAATAACCCTCTTGATTGATCAATTTTGTAAACTTCACCTTCAAAAGTTGTTGTTAAAAGGTTTTCGTCTCCTTCTTTAATCCATACCCACTCTCCAGCTGTATTGTTCTTTAATTCAAACGTTTTATTAGCCCATCCAATGTTTATTGGAACCTCTAAACCTTCTGGTGCGTAAGGTAAGATAGAAGTTCTTGTGTAAACAGGCATGAATAACGGCTCTAAACCGCCTGATACGTTGTTAGCTACAATACTTGTATTACCAGTAGGCTGAATTGATAACAAGTGAGAGTTTCTTAATCCATATTGTTTTATTCTTGCTATTGTCTCTGGTGAAAGATTCTTTACAAAATTTCCACTCAAGTATTTCTCCTCATCATATAAAGGAAATGCTCCTTTTTCTTTAGCTAGTAAAGCTGAAACTTGATAAGCTATATTAGCTATGAACGATTGTAGTTCTTCTGTAAGCTTTAATGCTTGTGTAGAACCATATCTATGTTTCATCATCATTAAAGCAGATCCATACCCTAATGTTCCTAAACCAATTCTTCTTTTATTTTTTAGATTCTCTGCTTGTTCTGGAAGTGGAACATAAGTAATATCATTTACATTATCCATTAATCTTACAGCATAAGAAATTGTCTTTTCTAACTTCTTATAATCCCAATTGGTTCTTTCTTTATTAACAAATTGTGTTAAGTTAATAGAACCTAGTAAACATACACCTCCTGTGGGTAGTAACTGTTCTCCGCAATTATGTATTAATAATTTGTTTGCAAAAAAGTTATGATTCTTTTCTACTGTAATATCATAAACATCTTCGTTTTTTATGATGTTGATTTTTTTTATTCTAGTTTTAGTAATCTGTTTTTCTTCCATTGTTTTCTTTCTGTATTTTCGTAATTTGTTGTGTAATTAATTATTTCTTCTTTAGTTATTATAATGACCTCTACATCTAAAACTTTATTTAACTCTATAG